AGGGGTATAGTCAACACGTGCATTAAGCAAGGCGTTGTATGAATTGCCCACGGCTGGCTACTCTGTAGCTGTCTACGGTGAGGCTGGTGCTGTCCGCATCGACTCGACTGGCGACCAACGACTGGCTCAGTTTGTCGAAATCAAGGCCGAAGATGCCCCGATGGACATGGACAGATTGGCATCTCTAACCTGTCTCGCTGGTTTCTTTAGAACCTCGCTGTTCACCGGCATCATTTGGGCGGCTGATAAGTTGGGCAGTCGTGTTGACTATGGTCTCGGACAGTCCGGCAATGCAACCATCGCCGAAGGAATCAAGGCTCTGCCCATCCCACAGGATGCAATCATCCAGCCGCCAGTGAAGAACAAATCCTCTGCCGAGGCTTGGCTCAAATCTGTCCTCGAACAGATCGCCAACCCCGAGCTGAAAGCTGCCTGACAGGGTGGCAGGGTCATCCCTGCCCCTCTGCCTGTCCATTCAATGAGTGGATAGACAGAGGCATCCCGCCTCACCTAGTCACATCGAAAGGAAAACCATGCGACTTACCGAAAACCTCCGCACTGCTTTTGTCCGAGCGGCTTTGCAAGATGTCCCCAATGACGTTAAGGCTCTCGAAGCCGAAGCCCACAAGCTGGTGGTGCAAGACTCAATAGATCAGTTGCCCAAGCAACTTGTCTTTGCCACTGGCGACCAAAATCTGTCCCAGTTTTTGCACAGATCAACCCACTGGTTTCGTAACTCGCCATTCAGTAGCGTCTATGTATTCAGCAGAGATCGGGGCGACTACATCATGAGTGAGAAGACCGCGAAGAAAGTGGCAGAGCTTTCAGAGAAAGCACAAAAGACACGAACAACAATCGCTGAACTGCAAGACAAGCTGGAATCTGTTGCCAAGTCATGCAACACCCGAAAGCAATTAGCGGAGCTACTGCCTGAGTTTGAGAAGTATCTCCCCGCTGACACCCCTGCCGGAAGTCGATCTGTCCCCGCCATTGCCAACCTAGTGACCGAGTTCACCAAGGCTGGCTGGCCTAAAGCCAAAGCATAACAACGCAACTCACGAAAGGAACATCATGCAAAGCAAGCAAAGCTTAATTGACAAAGCCATCGAGCAAATGAAGATGGATATTTCAACGGGTGACTGGACAGCAATCGCAGAGTTGCTGATGTCAGTGCCTGAAGAAAATCTGTCGGGTTTTCTGTCTGACAGCGCAACTCACGAAGGGAACACATGAAAACATTTGTAATGTTTGGTGACATGGAATTCTTCTGCGGTGGCACTCTCATTCACAGAGTGCTTCACGCCGAGATGATGAACCTCGATGATGTAGAGGGCAAGGCATCGGAGTTGGGTGGGTGCGACTACGTAATCCCACATTACTTCGATGGGACGATCGCGTTTGTGCTGTACCAAGAGGAGGTGACAGATGGAGAGTAAAGAGGAGTGTCCATGTTGCGACCCATGCAACCCTGAGATGGACGAGCAAGGCCGACCCTATACCTGCTTTGCCTGCGGCAATACTGGCTGGGTCATTGTTAAACCAATAGATGAGGAACAGATATGAGAGTGAACATTATGTTTGGCTTAGGCCATGTGAAAGATAACGAGGTGGACTATGAGGCCATCTGTTTGTTGAAATCTCTTGCGGAGCAACTCCGCAGTAAGCCTGAGCGTATCAAAGCTGGTGATGTGCTCATCATCCGCGATACCAAAGGAAACCGTGTCGGTGTGGCTGACATACTGGAGGACAGATCATGAAATATTTCACACAAGCAGAGCTTATCGTGGCCTGCATCATCGCCGAGAGGCGTGGCTACAACAGACAGTTGGAGACAGACAAGATTTGGTCTGACACCAAACCAACAGACAGATTCCCTGTCATGTTTGCAGTGACACATGGACACGCTGGAGGTTTGCAGGTTGACCCTCACATGAGATGCGTCATCAGCGTCAACGGTGAGAGTGTACAGATCGACACCGACATGGAAATCTACGACCTACTGAGCGACAACTCAGATGATGTTTAGCCCACATGAGATCGTCGGCAGGCTGGTGCTTGCCGTCATGATGGGAGGTGCAGGGGTGAGCATGATGCCGCCCCCGCCTGATACACAACTCACGGCTCAGCAGATACAACAGGCTGGCAAGCAACGCTCTAAGGCGAAGGCCAAGGAATCAATAGAGCGCAAACTCAAACGCAAACAAAGGAAAAAAAATGACAATGCAAAGCATTCAATTGGCTACTGTAAGCGGTGTGGTATCTATGATTGAGAAGGTAGCAGACGAGGCTATCAAGAACAACACCAAGGCTCCTGCTGGGATGATGACCGCGATGGAGGCTGTCTGTAATCTGTTGGAGTCTCGCGGCAAGGGCGACAAGGCTGTTGCTGGTGCAGTTGCAAAGGTACGTAAAGCCTGCGGCATTGAAAAGAAAGGAACGAAGAATGAATCACTGGCCTAAGCACAACGTCAGCATTGATGCTGACTACCGACCTCCGTCTGTCAACAGATGGACACCTGAAGATGACTTGGCTCAGAAGCTATTCTCTCCCACTCCCATCAGCAACCCACCCGATGGGTCGTATGGGATAGGCGAGGATATATGGATAGGCATACTGATTATTGTCTTTACTGTTGCGTTATTTTTGCTCACACACTGAAAGGAAATCACATGAGAGCTTTTTTAATTGACCCATTCAAACAAGAAGTCACCGAGGTTAACTACACGGGAGATTACAAACAGATTTGCGAATTGATAGACGCAGAACTGTTCGATGTGGCTCGCCTCAATGCAAAGGGCGATGGCATATTTGTCGATGACGAGGGTCTCTACGCTGAAGATCAGCGGTTCTTCCAACACAAGTTCTACCCCAACCCGCTGGCTGGCAAGGGGCTGGTGCTTGGCTGTGACATGAACACAGGAGAGTCTGCCCCTGCATCCATGACATTGGAACAGTTGACAGATGATGTGGAATGGGTAATGCCCATCAGAGTAAATGGGGAGGTTACATGGATCGCTGTTTAAACAAACTAATCGGAGCAACAGATATGAACTACACAACACACAACGACAAAGAATCCCTTGAGTCCGCAAAAACTGGCTCGTCACTGATGGGTGAGATCGAGGCCACATACGCAGAGCTTCGCTCTCTGTTCGGTAAGCCTCGGACATGGGAGGATGGGAAGGTAGATGCTGAGTGGGTGATCGAGTTCTCGGACAAGACTATCGCCACTGTCCATAACTGGAAAGATGGCAAGGCTTATCTCGGTGAGGTTGGCTTGGACTTGAAGAACATCAAGCGTTGGAAGGTTGGTGGGTTCTCTCCTGCCGCCGTGACAATGGTGCAGATAGCACTCGATCTGTCGAGAGAGGTTAAAGAGTCTGACAAAGGCTCTACTGAGAAGCGAGCATTCGAGTCTGCCTTTGCAGTGATGGAGAACATAGCCAAGACTAAGGGCGAGAACTATGCCGCACTGGTCGAGCTGGTCATCCTCACAATGAAGCGTAAACAGTTGATGGATTTGCTTCTCGCCATGCTCGGTGACATGACAGAGATGCCCGATCATGTTCGCAAGGGAATCGAGAAGATCGACAGTGAAATATCTGTCCGAACAATCTCTAGGGCTTGCCACGCATCCACTGTTGAATTTAAGACCGACAAGGAGGCAGGCGACCTTATGGACTGGGCGCATCGTGTCATCTCCTGCGAAGAGGTGGGCATCGAGAGTCTGATGAAGACTATGTTCAAGAAGGGTTCGTAATGCTAAGCCTCCGTCTAGAGCGGGGGCACGTATCCCTCACTGTTGCATCGCAACTAATGGGAGTCTCACGCCAGCGTGTGCATCAGCTACTCAAGGCTGGTCGCATCGCTGGTGCATTCCTCATAGACTGCGGAGACGGTCGAGAGATATGGTGCATCCCACGCAACTCACTACAAGTAAAGGAAAAGAAATGCTAGACATACTACTGGACATAGATGTTATTTGGACACTCATACTTCTGTTCATCGGAGGTTCATCTGTCGTCGTCATCGGTGCTCTGTCTATATGGATAGCTGACGCAAGCTATCGCCGCAAGGTAAGAAAGGAAAACAAGCATGAATAAAGCAGAACTAATACGACAAACAAAAGAAAAGTACCCGTCATATACAAGCAAACAGATTGCTGGAATTATTGACGTTAAAGAAAATTATGTGGCTCATATTTTGTGGAAAGCAAAATTACCAACCATAAAAAAAGTAGATTTTGAAAAAGCCTTTCAACATCAGTTATCTCAGAACGAAGAACTGAAAAAGCAAATAGAAGAGCTTGAAGAAGAACTTAGAAAACTGAGATATGTCATTAAATTTTTAAGAGAAAACTAAAAGGAGAACACATGATAGAAATGATCCGCACATTCTATGGAAAGGTGTGCGGTATTCATATAGAGAAGACGACAGTCGTTGTCGAATCTGTTGCTTGGTTCTGTCCCAAGTGTAAGAACGTGTGGCTCGACAGAGAAGAAGCCATGTACCACAACTGCAAAGGAAAAGAAAATGGAAACAAGTATTAAGTTAGGTAGCATCCCTCATCGCATTCTGTCGTTGCTCGCAACTAACGGAGAAATGTCATCAGATGCTATGAAGAAGTCAGGCGTACTGGCAGGCAAGACGATGGTGGACATTGAGAAATCTCTGTTCCAATTCTTAATGCCGACTGGCCTCGTCTCTCTCAAAGATGACGAACAGATGTGGAGCCTGACAAACAAGGGTCTCGATGCAAAGATAGAACTCGGTAACGCTGAGAAGGTATTCAAGATGCCGCGCAAGACTGTGATGTCACAACAGAACGATCTGTTCGCAAGAGGAAACTATGGCGGAGAGGAGTTAAGGGATACGTGTCTCCGCCGTGGGGCATACGATGCCTATCAACTTCCATCACGCTCCAACAGTTCATTCACATACAGGAAAGGAGTTAATCATGGGTGAAGGAATATCCCTCGCTATCGACAAGGTATGCGAAGAGTTTCGCCCTCGTAAGGGTGACATGATGGTTATGCTGTCCATGAAGGAGTACCAAGGATTGGTGCGACTCATCGCAACCAAGGGGGTTGAGTATGGCTGGTACGAGGGCATGGATGATGCCAAGTACGTCAAAGAGTTAACTCAAAGCCTCCGATAGTAAACATCTGTCCATGTAATCTTTCAATGGCTCTCACCTGCACTGGCATCCAAGCACGAAGGACAGCGTTGCGCCAGTTGCAGACTTGCCTATAACTAACACCCCTCTCCTCCGCAATCTTACGTATGCTCGGTCGCTTACTAGACCAGTGCAACATAATGATCTGCACCTCACGGACACTAGGCACAGTACCGCTCACATGATGGTACAAATATTCTGCGAACTCTCTTATCGCATCCGACCTAATCCGACCCCTCCCATACAACGACAGAACAGAACCTCTCTCCACCTGATGGAGCCTGCCCACCATCGACTGGATCATCGCGGCCTGTGCGTGTAAGTCCATAGGCGATAGATCATCCTGACTCGTGCCCCTCGTGCCAAGCAAATCTGTTCGGCTGAACTCCTGCCTCTCGCTCACATTGAACGAGAACTTAATGGCTTGCTCAACACTGTGGAATCTCATGCCCAGTCCTTGTCTTCAGTGATTGTTACGTGCAGGCCGCCATCTTTTACTGGTTGCCCGAGCCTAATGGACAGGAATGTTATCTGCCTGTCGTTCTCATAGGCAATCCCCTGTAGCGCATCTAACGCTACCTTCTGTGCGTTATCTATATCTATTCGCCGCACACCCAACCCCCACAATCTGTCTTTCTTTTCTCGCTTCTCAGCATCGGCTGGCCTCACTGGATGCAGAACCAGCATCACCATCACTGGCACTGTGAACAGTTGCACCTTGCTGGCCTTAGCTATCCAACCTACCTCATCCTTGTACGCAATGGCGGCACTGCTCCTGACCATGCGCCCACGAAAGTTGCGCCAGTACACATTCGTGCTGATCGGATAGGGCAACATCATGTATTCTGTTCCTTCTTCGGTCTGCCAACCTTCTTCTTGGAAGACTCGATCCTCTGCATGACCTGCTCCATAGCCTTGGTGCTGGGCAAGGAGACGACCTGACCAAGCATACCCATCATCGCCTGTTCCCATCTCCTCGAATCTCTCGCGTTCTTCAGCGGTATCCCGACCAGACCGCCGTTGCTTGTGTCTGGTTTGACGAAGACAGTTTCAGGGTGCTCGCACCTACCGATGGCGTACTGTTCATCCCGATAGGCTGGGGTGCAATCCTTGCAATGCTCGATGGTGACTGTTGCCCTGCGGTCAGGCGCACTGCTATGCACGAAGGCGACCACGTACTCAGACCATTTACGCTGGCTCTCGTAGCACGTTGGCTTTTGCTGTACAGCCACGCCCTTCTCGACCAATCTGTTGAACTCCTTGGCAACGAACTCAGGCTCATGCCCAAGACAGTAACCATAGAACCCTGACGGCTGGGTGCATCCAATGATCTGACACTTACGAACTGTTCTACTCTTTTCCAAGATGGAGCACTCCCCCTCTAATTGCTTGAAGCAGGGTTAGCGCAACGTGCTCTAACTGCATACCGTTCTTGTCTTCCCATGAATGCACATCATGGTGCAGCTCATCATGACAGGGGCGACAGATGGGTATCACCCACCAGTCAGGAACCTTTGTCCCCATGCCCTTGAACCCAGCCCCATGCGGGTGATGCGGGTCGTCTGCCGGTGTGTTGCAACTCACGCAACGCAGTGTCTTCACCCATCGTGTGTAGGCCGGTGACTCCATGCGCTCGACATAACCATTGGTCAGTGCCTGCTTAAAGGTTAGGTAGGGGGGAATGACTTTCATCTCTTCAGAGACTTATCTAGTATGTGTCTTCTGTCTGCCATGATCTGTGCATCTGCCTTGTCACTGATGCCAATGATAGTCCCGTGGTACGGGTTTGTCTCCTGTATCTTCTGAACAGCTTGGGCTGACCGAGTGCTCATCTTCGCACCGAACTTGATCTTTACCCAAGGATCACCGTTCTTCTTGTGCTCCTGATCTGTGTACTCTTTCCAGCTAAACGCATTAACTGTCATGCCCCATACCCTTTACGTTCTGTTCTTTCATTTGCCTGAGTTGTCTGCCACACTGCGACCCCCAGTTTCAAAATCTCCAATTCCCATTTGAGCTTCTCCGAAATCTCTGTTGCCGTGCGGAGGTCGATCAACATTTGAAGATACTTGGGATCAGCCCTCGCCTCTCTGTCCTGAGCGGCGGCTGTCTTGAATCCTTGGAGTTCATACTCCTTCATCAGTATCGCAAGCAACGACTCTCGATACTTTTCGAGATAGTTCTTTTGCGCCTGCGCCTCTGAGAACAGACCCGCCTTGTCTCGCATCTCAGCGAGTCTTGCTTCTGCCTTTTCGTACATTGCTTACTCCTGTTGTTGAACCATAGAATTTGAGTGGGACAAGGTTTGCGTTCTCTGTTTTCTTCCCGATCTCCTTGCCTGTCGTCAAATCTTTCGCCCAGATAAGCTTCGACCCGGGGTACTTAGCATTGATCTGATCCATTAACTTTGCAATTTCCGGCATCTGTTCTCTGTTCTGTTGCCTTTGCTGCTCTTTAATCTGATCCTTTACGTCAGCAATGTCTTTCATTTTTTGTCCTTGAAAACTATATCTATTGCCGCCATTGCACGTTTGATGGCGACATCCTTTGTTTCGTGCAGTGACTTTATCCGACCACACAACTCGACCAAATCACCACCTGACTTTGGGATACCCCAGTCCATCACAAAGTTTGATGCCTGCTCAAGAGCAAGACTCCTTATGGCGTTGATGTTTTCTGTGTTGTGTGCCCTACCTTCTTTCATCTCAAGTTGGAATGCCAAGTTCGTGACAACCTCTTTGTACGTCCGAAGCTCAGACTCCAGCGTGGCAATTCTGCTTGCATCGCTGTTGTTGAACTGCTTAACCATAGTATTTATCCTCTCCGCGATAAGACTTTCGCCAAGCACGACAAGCTCTCTCTCCTTGAGCATCGCTCGATGTGCTTTTGTCTCAGAGAGACAGATTATTTCGAGGGTATTGTTGTGCATGTGATGCTCAAAGCGGACTCGAACACCATACAAAGATGCCTTCTGTATCGCCTCAGCAATCAATGGGTGTTGCTCAAACTTGGATAGTTCTACGCTCATATAGCCACCGCCTCATCTGACATATATCTGTCGTACTTATAAAAAGTTGTGTGGTTTGGTGATTGGGAATACGAGCAAGCGCCAGCCTTGTAAAACAATCCGACCTTACCCTCCCAGTCTCCATGCCTGTTCTTGTCGCACACCAAGATCGCGTCAGGCATACCCTCTTCAACCTCTTTGCCAGCCTGAACCTGTTGCTCCTTGCGTTTGTTTCTCCACACAGTAAAGCACTGATCCACCTGATCGACGATTGCTCCGCTACCCTTCGCGTCCATCTTGTTCGGGATCTGCATCTCATCACCAAGCTTGCGGCTGTGGTGGATGATGTGTACATGGACGTTGTAATCCAAAGCAAAGGAACACACGCTGTCAACGAAGTTCTTCTGTCCGTTGTAGTCGTCCTCGCCCTTAACCACCTTCATCAGTGAGTCAACTACAAAGTGTTGGATGCCAAGCTTCTTCGCTGCATACCGCATGATCGACAACAGATGTGCTGGATCTGTCTGTCCCATCTTGTCGTACAGCCAGAGTCTGCCGGTTGCGTGGTTGAGAACAGCGTCAACGAATTTGTCTGTTGGTTGAACAGCGCCAGCAGCCTGCTTACACATACGGGCGAGCGTTGCCCGTGGCTTCATCTCGAAGCTTGCTATACAAACCTTTTGATTCTGATGCAGGAAGTCCAGCATCACGTGACTGGTCAGCAGGGACTTGCCGTGCCCATTGATGCCCATCCACAGGCTGACCTCGCCCATCCTGAATCGGATGTGGTCATGCGTCTTAGGCCAAGGGAGTGTCGCGCCACTCACCATATCCTTGCCGCTCAACAGCTCGATGGTCTCGTCCCTGTACACGCGAGGGTCGGCTATCTTGTCCTTGTCGTGTGGCTCACTGGCGTACTCGCTGAAGTCAAGACTGTCAGCAGAAAAGATCATGTCAGATAACATTTTTTATTCCTTGGAAGAATGGAGTCTCGTATGGATACAGACCCCTAAACTTAATCTCTTCCTGATGTGATGGAAGGGACAGATATGGATCTCCGTGTATTTCAGGAGTGTGCTTCATGTGTGCGCCTTTCTCAACACTCACGTTCCACAAAAACAGTGAGCCGTGAAAGCCATTGCTGATAGAGTCCTCGCCAATAGATTTGTTCTTGGCTATCTCCAGTGCCGTCTCTTTGATTCGATCTTGGCTACACGTGCTGTCGTATACCAAGCAGACTTGCAGGTCACGAACCCAGCGCCACTCGTAATCTCTGGGGTGAACAGATGACGACAGAAAGATCTGCCAGTTCCCATCGACAAGATCGCCGACAAAAGAAACAAGAACCATCTCGTTTGGCTTAAATCCAGCCAGCCTTGAATCCCAAATTCTTTGTGCCCCATCAGGAAGAATCTTCATTGGACACCTCTCAACTGCCAGCCAAGCAAGAAGTAATTCCATCGGGTCTGCACTCCACCGTTGGTATACCTACCTTTAATTATTTCTAAATCCTCATAGCCTTTGGCAATCATCATTGCCTCGAATACCTTTTGTGCTTGTGTCATGCCGCCATCCTTTGATTCATTTCAATATTTCTTTTCTTTGAGCGGTAACGTGCCGCCCGTTCAGCCCTACTCATTCTTTCGCGCTTAGCATCCTTACCTTCGCCAATCTTGTACACCTTGATGGAGTCTCGATTGAGAATGTCCTTCTCCCAGCAACAGATGTGTGCCGCGCCTGCGGCGTGAAGCTCCCTTGTGTACTGAAGAACAGTGACGTAGTGAAGCCCAGTCTCTTCGGCAAGCTCTTGGCAAGTAAGCGTTCCATCAAGCATGGCTTTGATTAGCTGTGCTTGAGCAAGCGCATTGATCTTGACCAGTTTCTTTCCTTTGTTTCTAGGAGGCATCGTCATCCTCCTCTGAATGGTCTTCAATCAACTGGGCTTCCACCAATCGCAATACACCCAGCACACTCACCATATACATGGACTCATCGTATTTGTAGATGACCTTCAACAGCTCCTCCAGCAACGCTTCAGCCAGCTTTCCTTGGTTGCTGAAGTTCATGCTTGCCCCTTGCGCTTGCACTCATAAACTTTGTTGGCAACATAAAACTGCCCCATCTTTTCGCATTCTTCGCCAATGGTTGAAGCTGATACCACCCATGCAAGCCCCATCAAAGCCGCAACTGCCATTGATGAAACAACACCAAGTAAAAATTCAGTAGAGTCCATCATTTCTTCATCTCCCTGATGTATATCGCTAAGCCGTCTATGGTGTCAGCGCCGAAAGCAGTTAGCTTTTCGATGTGCTGGGCTACCTCTTCAATGATTTCGTTGCGGACGTTATCAAGGTGTTTAACAATCCCATCCATCTCTTTCTCCATGCGAAGCAAGTCAGCCTCAAACTTTATTTGCGATTCTGTTTTCATATCATCCCTTCAAAGCTGACACTGGATTGTTCTGATGACTCGTCTTCCCACCTACGCTGGTTGAGCCACGTACTGGGGAATGGAATGAATTGACCACCGTCTTTCAGCCAGTCGGTCGTTTGCTTGGATGCGTTGACAGACTCCAGCATCTTGGCAAGGACAGTCTCATCAGGGTTGATCTTTGCAAACGCCTTCAGCGCCTCAGCCTTCGCTACCTTCCGTGGATAGGCTGACCAAAAGGAATCGAACCACTCCGTAGGTAAGGTGGGTTTATGGGTTCTTGGGTTCTTGGGTTTGTGGGTTGCATCCTGAATCGGTTCTGGAATCTGTTCTGGTTTCAGTTCTGATTTCAGAGATTCTTTCTTGCTGATCTTGGCTTTGTTGGCTCGTCGCGCTGATTCGGCCTTGCCGTGGTACTTCCCGATCTCGAAGTCGCATCGGTCGTTTCTCCACCCATCATCCGCTTTCGTAAAGAACTCATGCAACACACGCTCAACATCCTTGGCGTGGTCACGCATGGCGATCAGCCGAGCGCAGTCTTCTGATTCGAGTGGGAGTGGCTTCTCTTCTGTGTAGTACACATCCATCAACCGGCGATAGGCCAAGTCTTCGGTCAGGCTGAGATGCCTTGTCTTCGTCAGGTAGTCCCTGATGTGAAATTGATAACTGAACATAAATCCTTTCCTGCCTTTCTTTTGAGACCCCGAAGGGGCAGGGAACACTGGTCGAAAGGAACAAACTACCAGTGCTTTCAGTTCTTAGAGCGACCAAGAACCTACCCTGCGGGACGGAGTGTCGCCGATCTGAAAACCAAATGCAAGCATACCCATGTGGTTTACTTGGTCTTTATTGTAGAAAACTACAATACATTGTATAATCACGGTGAATCTTGCATTGTTTGCTGGATTTATTTGTGAATATTCTTTACACAGCATCAACAAAAGGAACACTATGTCAGAACAAAACGATGAATTTCTGAGTGTATGGAACGCTTCATGCACGACCGACCCTCGTCACGTTAAGTCGTTCAGCCGAGGCGGTGGCTTCTCCGGCACGGCCATCAACCACACCTATCAGCTCCGCAAAGCGACCGAGATGTGGGGGCCAATGGGTGGGATGTGGGGTGTCTCGATCATCGAGCAGGGCATCTTGCACGGCACACCAATCATCGTTGAGGATGTCACCGAGGAGTGGACACTGAACGATAAAGGTGATCGGATACAAACTAAGTTAATCAACCACAAGCACTGCGTATCCAGCGAGTCTGTTCATTTTGTCAGGATAAAACTGCGCTACCCCATCTTCGCAAAGAACGATCTCGGCCAAAACATCCACACCGGTACTGGTGAGGTGGAACATTTCGGTCAGACTACCTTTGTCGGCAAGAACAAGAACGGCTATTTCACGGACGAGGAAGCACCAAAGAAATCCTTAACAGATGCTATCGGCAAGGCTCTGTCAATGCTGGGATTCTCTGCTGACATCTACCTTGGTCTGTTCGACGACAACAAGTACGTCAACGACCGCAAGGCTGAAGCCGCCAAAGCTGGCGCACCCAAGGCTGAGATCAAGGCAAAGCTTACTGCTGAGCAGGTCGATGCCCTGAAGCGCAGACTGTCGGAGTGCAAGTCAAAGGACACCCTGCGCGGACAGTTCGCCTTGCTGAGCGAGGATGAGAAGGCGATAACAGAGGAGTTCTGTGTAGCTCTTGCCAAGGGTTTGGAATGAACCCGAATCAAAAGACAGAGCAGTGGCACAAGGACAGAGAGGGGAAGCTGACAGCTTCTGCCTTTGGTCAAGCAGCCGGGCTTGGGCCGGGATCTCGCCAACTGTTGTGGCGCAGGATGATGGGATTGGAGGAGCCATTCGTTGGGAACACGGCAACAGATTGGGGTGAACAGAATGAAGCTACGGCGATTGAGGAATACCGTAACCGTCACATGGAAAAGGAGGCTCGCCTTGATTTGGTGGGGTTCGTACCGCATCCGGAGATGGCTTGGCTTGGTGGTTCACCCGATTTTCTTGTTGGGGATCAGGGGTATGGGGAGGTCAAGTGCCCATACTCCCAAGTCCTATACCCCGAAATCCCACCGTACTACATGGCGCAGATCCAAGGCGGGATGCAAATCACAGGAAGAGCCTACTGCGACTTCGTGGTATGGACACCGGAAGTAATGTCTGTCACAAGAGTGGACAGATCAGAGGAGTATTGGGACTGGTTGCATCTGCGACTGGCTGACTTTTGGTGTTGGGTGGTAGCCCAAGTAGAGCCACCAAGAGAAAAGAAATCCCAACCACCAAAGCTCGAACCAACCGCAACATTTCTTTACAGATTGAAGGATTAAAAATGGCAAATATTTCAGGTGTTTTTCGTGTCGGTCGTGACGCAGAAGTCCGCAACACTCCGGCTGGAGAGACGGTGTGCAACCTATCTCTAGCCTACAACTACGGGCGCAAAGGTGAGGATGGAAGCCGACCAACCCAGTGGCTGGATGCGAGCTTGTGGGGTAAACGTGCAACTAGCCTTGCTCAGTACCTAGTCAAAGGCCAGTTGATATACGCCGTAATCAATGACCCGCACATTGAGGAGTTCAAGAAGAAAGAGGGCGGAACCGGCGTGAAGATGGCTGGATCTGTCGGAGAGATTGAGCTGATCTCTGGCGGCACAAAGAAGTCTGGTGACTCAAAGCCTGCGTCGGAAAAAGAATTCCCCGAGCAAGACGACGATCTGCCCTTCTGACCATGCACCCAATCGTTCGAGTCATGTCCGACAATAAGGAGCTATTCAGCGATGACTTCATCGCATGGCTCCCTGAGAATCTCCATGTATGGGACGCATTCGTTGGAGAGGCCAACAAGGTTCGCAGCAAAGGATTCAAGCACTACTCTGCGCGAACCATCATCCATGTGTTGAGACACCACTCCGCCGTATCTGAGACTGGCGGCGAGTGGAAGATCAACAACAACCATAGTCCGTACCTAGCGCGACTGTTCGACCTCATGTTCCCTCACTATGTGGGGATGTGGGAATACAGAGAGACAAAGAAAGTGAGCAAGCAATGAGCGATCAAGATCCGTGGGTTCACAGGTCACAAGGTATGCGCTGCAAGACTTGTATTTGGTTTGTTCCAAAACAGATCGTCAAGCAAGGGACTGTCGGCGAACTCGACCCTGTTTATCACCTAGGGAGATGCCGCCGCCATTCCCCTACGATGGGTGGCTATCCAGTAGTCTATGTAAATGATTGGTGCGGCGATCACCGTATTGACGAAAACAAAATCTAAGGAGAAGACCATGACAGAGATAGAACTAACATTTGGAGAGAAAGCTTGTGGAGTTTCTTTTAATCCGGACAGCAATCCGCATGTAGATCACGTTAAGCGTAGGTTTGCAGAAATTGTTGACTACATTAAGCTGATTCACTCTTCATCTGAAAACCCTGAAGTGAAACGCATGTTATCTATTTCAATCACAGAAGCCCAAGCATCACAAATGTGGGCAGTCAAAGCAATTACTTGGAGACACCAATGAAACAGCAACGCATTTATATCGTAGGCCACGGCCAAACCATTCGCTTGGTTCGCGCCTCTCATCGTTCACAAGCACTGAGCCATGTCGCCAAGTCTTTGATTAACGTCAAGGTTGCAAACCAAGACGAACTGGTCGAGGCCCTTGGCCGACAGATCGCAGTAGAGAATGCCTCAGATGGAGAGCAAGGAGAGTTAGAGCTATGAAAGAAGTGATCGGAGTCGGAGAGATTGCACGAATGCTTGGGGTTGTACCTGAGACAGCCCGTCAGTGGTGCGTCTCAAAAAAGATTCCGGCATTTCGGTTCGATGAGAACGGTCGGTGGAAAGCCTACCGAGAAGATATAGCAGATTGGATTGACGGACATCGCAACCCTACGGGCGGCGAAACACCTTCGTCTTCTGAGCAATCTTCTTAGGCTGTGGCACGAACTGCTTCCCTTGTTTGTTGCCTTGCGATTTGGCTTTGTTTGTTGAAGCCTTCTCGCTGGGTGACAAACTGTCCCAAGCTTTTGCGGGGAGGTATCTTTTTTTACCCTCGGAAGGTTTGCCATCGGATGTCTTCCAATCCTCCTTCGTCCACTTAGACAGAGACTTCTGTTCTCCAGTCTTTCCGCCAGAGTACCCGCCGCCAGCAGCCTCGTACTTCTGAGCCACCAGTTGAGCTTTACGGGCAGACCACTCGCCAGCGTCACCGCCCTTGCTGCCAGCCATTACCTGCTTCTTGATGCGATCACGCAACTCAGGCTTTGTGTATGTCGTCATGATGATCTCCTCCATCTTCCTCTGTCTGCAAGCTCTTGTATTGTTCTCTTCCTGATGATGAACTCAATGGCGCACTCGACTCCGGGGAACATTGTTTGGTCTAAACGCTTTGCCCCGTACTCATAGCCATCGCTTATGAGCTCCATCTTAATTACTTCCGCTGCCTCACCAAGATCGACAAACAGATCTGTCACGTTGATGGACTGATCTGACCAAGAGTATTTCTTGTGTGTGGTGAACGTCCATTTGTGGTCTGAGTTATAGGTGCTTGGGAATACACCCTGCTCATACAGATCCTCGTCGGGGACGGTGACAATGAGGTGTCCTCCACGCTTTAGGAGATTGAACCAAGCCTTGAGGCCAGCCCGTGGATTGACAAGATGCTCTAGGCAGTGGCTGCTGTGAACAAAGTCTAGGGACTCAGCAGGAACGCCAGCCATGAACTGTGCGTCCCCATCTTCTAAGTCCCATATCCTGACATCGCCCATGCCGCTGAACATATCTCGATGCGCCGAGATTGGATCTGGCCTACCGCCGATGTCTACTCCATTCCCAACAAAGTAACGCTTCGCAAAGTTCGGGTCACGAACTCTGCGGGTCATGGATTTACTGCACTCTTTCATTTTTTGGCTGCGATACGAATGTCCTCGACATCCTTGGCTATCTGGATGCGAAGCTGTTGCAGTCTTTCAATCTCAAGCCGCTTCTCTGCGCCGCTCATCTTGGGGTCGTCTTCCACTATCCTCACCTGTTTGCCAATGGTTGACATCATGTTGGTTCCCTTGGTGTACAGCTTGGCTAGGGCGATCTTGTCGCTCTTTTCGATGAATGCTTCCTTGGCTTTCTCAAGCTGACCTGAGTTCAGGAAGTGACTTACATCTGATGTTGCGGTTGCGATGTCCTTGGCGTTCTCGTAGAACGATGTGACATAGCGAGACTGTGATTGAGGAACTGTCTTGACGTAGTTGCCCACAACCAAGAAGTCATCAATACGCTCGTACCGAGACGATGCACCATCTTTGAATGGAGTAGCCGCCACATTGGATGCTGTCTGAATTACAGTTCCGACCCAGCCAAGGTATCCCTTGAGCAGGTAGTCGTACTGAATTGGCGATAGCTGCGTGGACTGTGTGCCGATAGCCCCGCCGGTAGCCTTAGAAGCAAACTCAGCGAACAGACTGTTGACAGTTCCAAGCGCAACGGCAGCTCCAGAAGTTCCAGGGGAGACACGGTTCTGGACAGATATTCTTTCCATGCCCATGCTTTCGATGGGTCGGTCAGTGAATCCGTCTTTGTTACGGGCGATGTCGTAGAGAGGGCGGATGGCCTGTGGTATTGGGTTGATGGCGAAGGTGTCATGCAACACAGCCAGCAATCGCTTACCAAAGACCTTGCCCTCGACCTGTGAGTCGATCATCTGTTCTGTCATGCGCTCAACCAGAGTCGCAATCGCACCCATCTCGAATGGCTTGGGGATGCGGACGGCGTTATCTGTTCCGGGGATTTTGAACCAGAAGAAGGCATCACGATCCCAGTCTTCACGCTTTTTCCAGTCCTCATCGTCCTTCTGCGACAGATACAAGATCATGGCAGCAGTCACGACAGCTCCGGTGACAGTTGCAAACTTTGCCGCTTTCTGTCTCTCGGTGTCTGAAGCCTTGCCTGTCAGCACCTGCATGGTGGGGTCGAGTCCATCACGGCCCAACTTATACAGGCCCTGAAGTCTGGCGTTGAAGTACGGCAGAACCTGAGCCGCATAGCGGATAGCAGACCAGCTACCTTGTAAGCTGAAGTCCTGCAAATCTCTTGCGGCGTAGGATGCCTCAAGGTGTGAAGCTCCATTAGCGCGGAGTTGTTGGTACAGCGCAAGGCGGTTGGCATTCTCAGACGCATCGCTTAGCTCATCGTACTTGTCTTGCATCTTTCCGAAGAACGAAGCCACCTTCTCTGGTGTATCCAAGATGTCAGCCTTGTTCACGCCTGTCTTGAGTAGGCGCTTAACTGAAGCAGACTGATCTCCGTCGAAGGCATTGCCCATAGCAAACAAGCCGCCACCGGCAAGAGCCTCGGCGCGATCTGTCTTATAGGCTCTCCATCCTTGCATCACGTTACCCATTGGGTTGCCGCTGAGTTCGGACAGACCAATAGACTGGATCGAGTCTCGGATCAAGTTGTTGATCTTGAAGGTGGGAGACAAAGAGATGAAGCGAGTCAGCGTAGTTTTGAAGCCGCGCATGATGTCCATTCCCCATCCGTAGCTGGGCATCTGAGCAACAGCAGACAGTGATGTCAGGAGGAACTCGTCGTCGATACGGTAGAAGGTTTCCTTGCCCTTCTCCATAACCTTGACAGCGCCCTTCTCTTGTCTTTCCAGCTTGGTCACGATGTCGCCCATAGCTGTAGCAGAGGTCAATGCTTCCACTGCTGCTTGGTTCTTCATAGAAGCTGACAGGATATGCGTCCAGTTCATCAGGACGTTCTCCATCAGGTCATTCAATGGGCGCTCGCTGCCCTTCAGTTTCTTGGACAGATACTGACCAACAGCTCCGGAACTTGTCTGGGCTGCCGATAGGCTGCCGTCATCTTCCATCTGTCGATAGAACGGGATGTACCAGATGTCTGCTGAGAAGCGTTTGTAGCCTTCAGCATCAATCAACCCGGTATCTCTGGCGACATCGAGGACAGATCTGTTCAGCTCGTTCATGTTCTTCAGGGTCTCGGCGTAGACGGCAAGACGAGACTTGCCATTCTTCATCGTACCCATGTTCAGGCCACGCAAAGACTTAATGTCTTCAGGGCTGAAGAAACGCTCGCGCTCGTCTTTCGACAGAGCCGCTGCACGGTTGGCCGCAATCCAGAGCAGGAAGCGATCAACCTCGCCGCCGACAGGATCGAGAACCTCCAGCAATCCCTGTGTTCCCTTCTTCACATTCAGTGCGCCATCATCATTGAAGACTTGGCCGTAGTGCAGAAGAGCTGAGACAGCGCCATCCTGAGAACCAGCAGACATGCGAAGCATGAGATAGGCTTTCTGGCTGATGTCACGGACAGATCGGAACTTGTCGAACGTACCTTGCACGATACGCATTGCGAAGTTTGGACGAAGGTGATCCAGTCTCTCCTTGATTGTGGGGGGAGAGTAGAAGCCTTTCTTCAATGCACGTTCGCGGGTGTCTGGGCTGACATCAGAGAACTGCTCTTCGTATCTCTTGCGACTGAACATTGGGAAGCCATCATTGGCAACCTGTTCTTGCACACTTTCAGGAATGACAAAACCAAGTTGCTGTCCTGTTGACTCTATGTCAAAGACCTCAACCTTGCCGTTTGCCTTGAGACTCTTCATGACATCCTTGGCAACAGACGGAAGTGTCTGGTTGTAGTATGGACGCAGATTTGCAGTCATCAACTTCATCTCCTCGCCAGTGAAAGAGCCGCTGACGATGTTGTATTTTTTGCTCCTTTTTGCGCCCTTGCCTTCGAGTATGCGTTGAGCCACTTGATCGCCAACATAATCAGGCAAATCCTTCTCTGAGATTCCAGAAGCAGATCTATCTTGTGTACCTTTCTTTCTTATGGTCAGGGTGTATGTGTTTGTATTGTTGTCTTTGACGTAGGCAAGCTCGTCCCCCTTGAACTGGTAACGCTCGTTCTGTTGCTCACCTGTCGTCCACACAACTGTATCAATGCCAACTGTCTGGGCATAAGCCATTGCCCTCTTTAAAAGAAGAGCTGTCCAAGATTCTGTCTTCTCTACAAACGGAGCCATCGGCACTTCACCAATAGCAGGTAGTGTGCTGAGTTCATTTTCTACCTCGAAGAGTCTTGCTTCTTTTTCTTGAGCTTCCTTTTCAAACCCCGAAATAGTCGCCTCAAAAACGTCATCATCCATGTCTTCATACGCTTCTCTGTCTTCGCGCATGTTCTCAATGTCAATGACAAGATCGTCAAGTCGATCTTCAAGAGACTCAGCTTCTTTTTTCAAGCTTGCGGCACGAGCAGATAAAGCACTATCGGTTTTATTGGCGAAGCCTCGTTTCCTGCCCTCTTGCGCTCTCTGACTTTGAATCTCTTCAATGAATAAGACATCGTTTCCATCTTTGTCTTTGCGCTGATTCATGCGAAGCCAGCCAATAGCCCTTCCTTGGGAGACATCTCCAAAGTGAACGTCATCGTCTTCTTTGTATTTAGCAATCGTGGGATCGAAAAGAACTAGCTCAACATAATTTTTCCCGCCGGGCAGTACAAGCCAATCATCCCCATGCTTTGGTCTTAGCATGTTGGTGACACGACCCCGTTGGAATCTTTCCATAAGGCGGCGGTGCTTATGCAAAAAGTTTTGCCAACCAAAGTTGTCGGTAATCCACTGGCGCATCTCCAGCTCTGTCATGTCGTCTGCGCCAGTTTCAAAAATAGACTCGTCTACGTCACCGATGTTATCTTCAAACTGATTTTCGGCAACCCATTCATCAATAAACTCACGCATGTCATCGGCAGTAGGCTCCCTAAACTCTGCAACTGGCGCACCATCTGGCCTATCACTGGTCAACAGAACATCATTGATGCCAACTTTGTTTGCTATAACCCATGTGCGAACCTGATCTGGCGTAAGTTTTTCTTTTTCATTTAAGCTCAGCCAGTCGTTTATTCCTACGTATTCAATCTCTTCCTTCTTGACACCGATATTTGAGCGATTGGATTCAAGCCAAGCTTTCCACTGCTGACCAGTTGTTGCGCCATTTTTATCGAGGCTGATTTTGGGATTAACAAATGCACGTTCGAGTGCAGAGTAGAAGATCTCACCCTCTGGCTTGCGGCTGAACATAGTTGGCGCAGCTTCTTCCGCTGGCTTGCCGTACTTATCTTTCACGTACTCAACAGCAAGCTTGTAATCGCCTTCAAGATTATCAAATTCACCAGCCAAGGCTTTTTGCAGAACGTCTTGATTGTCCGCATCTTCAAGATACCGAACTCTTCTGTGCCAAGGATAGTGAGCAGCAATGATTTGATTTGGCTGTACGTCCTGAAGAACAAACGGAGCATCCCACTGATCTTTGGGAACAACAAACTCTAGCGTTGGCCTTGTCTCTACTGGGCCATAGAAAGGTGTCTCACCAGCGTAGATTGCTCTCGGCCCTTCAATACCCTTAGCGTACTTAATTGATAAGCCTTCCTTGGCGATCTTATCCAAGGACTCCGTATCTGTCTGATGGTATAGGCGAACATACCCATCTGGTATTGGTTGAGTGCCGAATTCCGCAGGAAGATCCATTCTCTTCTGAGAGAAGGATGGCAAACCTGTTGGCTTTGCTGGTGCTGTTGGCTGCTTCTGTTCAAAGTCTGCCAGAACGCTGACGATTGCTTGGCGTGCAGCAGCGACATCTGTCAACAGATTCTTGGAGTCCAGAGTCTGCTTGCTACGGATCTTGCTCATTACTGAATCAAGGAAGTCCACAACAATTCTTGCGAGCTGCGTGAACATACTTGGATTCTCATCAGCCATCATCTGCCAGAAGGAGGATTCACCGAATCTGTCTCCAACGATGTCGCCAATAGCTTCTTCCAGAATCAATGCTGGATCTTTCATGCCCTCTTTGCTGAGCTGCGCTCGATAAGCGTTCATGCCACCCTGATCCAGATAAGGCGACAGATGCTTCGTCAGTGCTGTATAAATTTCTTTGTTACTGAACCGCAAAGCATGAACCATCTCATGGCCCAAAACCCGAATGTGTGGTCGAGTACTGTTTACATTGATGAAGATTGTGTCTGATCCACTGAGGACAGCTCCATCTATGAAGTCAACACTTCCCTTCTCCACTGCAAAATATACGAGCTTCTTTCCGAACAGATCGGCAATGCGTTGCATGGAAGGGAGGCCGGGAATCTTTCCAGCAAGATTGCCGATAGGTACTCTCGCTGCGGTAAAGCTGTCTGTGCTTCCTTGTGCTGCAAGGTATCCTCTGACATTTTTGTTGAGGTCGTCAACGGTTTTGAGTTTGCCATAAGAGAAGTCCCTTCCTGTTGTGGTTGGTTGCGGCGCTCTGCTCAGGCTGTACTTTGCGCCAGCACCAACACCAAGATTGTCTTCAACAATCCTCTTCATGCTGTTGATTGCGCCCATGAGGTCGCCGTCATCAACCATCTTGTTCAGCTTAACAACGTCCGCAAAGTCAAGGCCGCCGTCTTCGTCCGCTCTGTTAATGCGCTCCTTAACACGAGCCTGCATTACAGGGTCAACTGCTGGCGCTGCCGGTGCAACTGCTGCTGGCGCTGCGGCAGGAGCGGCAGGTGTCGCTGGTGCTGTCGCCGTTTGTTTTTTGCGCTCTGATCGAGACAGAAGCTCTTTGATTGCCTCGGCCTTTGTGTTGCCAAGAAAACTATTCTGGGTTGATTCGTTGGCATCATGCCAACCCGGTAGACCCATTGACTCTACCGAGTTGAGGCGATTGAGTTGATACTTTTCGCCGTCTGGCAGCGTAACTTCGGTTACGGCGTTACCAAATCTGTCCTTGGTTTTGCGCTCAGTTACCTGCGGCTGCGTCCCGCCTTCGACAGGCTGATCGCCACGGCCTGCTTCACCGCCGCCTGTTTGTTCTTCGGCTTTGACTCCCCGATCTTTCCCGACCGCTGGAACTTGTTTACCAGTTCCTTGACGTTGCTGCTTACCACCTTTTGTGACTTGCCTTGTTTGAGCGGCATCTGCTTCTCCTTGTTTTGATTTGTAGTCACTGACCAATCTATCGAACGCATCACCAGCCTGCTGAAGAACGAGCTGGTCTGTTTCTCCATTGTCAGTGAGGGTATCAATCGTGTTTTGTCGGTATGCGTCCAGAGCCTCGTCCAAGGAGGCGTACTCTCCAACTTGGTCAATTGCTGTATCAAAATTTGTTTTGGCGACAGCAGTAAATTCAGCTCTTTGTGGTTGAACTGGAGCACCCGCCTCGACAGCAGGGGCTACTGCGGCAGGAGCTTTTGCCGCCTTACCTTTTTTGGGCTTCCCTGCTTTTGTTGTGGGGGTAACAACAGGAGTTACTGGTGCGGCAGTGGTAACGGCTGGCGTTACTACCGGAGCGGCAGGGGTTACTGCTGGAGTTGGCGCTGTTGCTACCGGAGCAGGAGTCTCTGGCTTCTTGCGAGTCTCGATGAAATAGAACGTACCACCGCCCTCGGCTGCTGATCGTTTGCCCCGGCGGATTCTTGCCTCAAGCCCTTGTTTATCTAAGACGGCTTGAGCATAACCGCCACTACGCTGCTGTGTCTTTGGGTCTAGCTTACCTTCTAAAAACTCCACGGCATCTATAACCAAAGAGAATCTGTTCCCGATTGGGCCTGCTTCTGTTGTGATTCCAACCAAAGGCTCGAAGCCTTCTTGTCTGGCGGCCAAATCTTCAGGAGACAGGGCAACAGTTCCAGCCTGACCACCCGCTGTTTCCGGCAGGATCACTGGCTGAGCTTCACCTTCGAGGGTGCGGGTCTCTAGGTTGGGGGTTACGCTGGCTCGCTGGATGACAGGCTCGATTGCACCTGTGTCGCCACCAACGGCTGTGGATGCTGTCTCACCAAACGCCGCAAGGACATCAGCCTCACGTTGCTTTCTGGTTTCAGCTCTGGCTTCAGGAGTTGGAGCCTCAAGGTCGACCAGCATACGCTGGGTTGCCAGTGCTCTGGTGATGACGTTCTGGAATCTGGGGTCGTCACCTGACTCAATGCCGTTGGCCTGAAGGATCGGGCCAAGACTGGGATCGTCGAACATAGAGTCAAACAGTTCCTGACGGCCATCGTCGGAAGTCATATCCGACTGGGCTTGATCCAGAATCTGTCGCACTCTGTCGGGAGATGTCTTGCCATCACGGAATGCGCCGACCACTGCGCCAACTGTGCCGCCGCCCAAGCCACCCAATGCGAAGGCATTGATGTACTCGTTCATGGCATCTTCGCCGGTCAGTGCTTTGCCTGCGCCGAAACGCTCAACTGCGGTCTGGAACAATTCTGTTCCACCCTCGAAGCCAACACCAGCCGCGCCGCCAATCAGGGAGCGACCAGTCCTGCCGCCACCGGGGATCTTGATCTTTCCGGCAGCAACATCAAGGCCGAGCTTATCTACTGCGAACTCAGACAGGCCAGCAACAACGCCAGATCCAAAGATCCTTGCAAGATCTCCTCCATCCAGCTCGCGTCCTTCTCCCCGTGCCTGCTCTTCCGCTTCACCGTAGATGCCGCCAGTCTCTTTGATGAGACTTGAGCCAACCAGAGCCATGCTTGAGCCAATACCTTTGGCGACATTCTTCGTGGCTTCCTTGAGCATCTGTCCGGTTGCTACTTCCACGCCAGCCTTTTCAGCAATACGTGCGGCTTCCTTGGCGACCATGCCTTCAATCAGATTCTTGGCAACACCTTGAACAGCCTGCCTTCCAACAACGCCTGCGCCTGCGCCTGCTACAGCACCAGCAGGGCCAGCAGTAAGACCACCAATGGCAGAGCCAAGGGCGGATGTAGCCACTGTTTCGACAATGTTCCCGCCAAGGTATCCAACGCCATACTGCGCCCAGTCAGCCAATGCGCCGATGTCGCCTTGCTTGGCTTTTGCCCAAGCCTTGGTCACATCATCAGACTCTTTGGCGGTTGCGCCAATCTCTTTCATCCTTGTCTGGTACTGGTCTAGGCCAAACTTCTTGATCGCAGACATCGATCCACCAGTGCCGAATAAATTCTCTCCAGCAGCTCCGGCAAGGCCAAGTGCGCCATAGGCTAAAGCCGGTGTTTGAGCCAGTGCTGTACCAGCACCACGCATAAAGTCACCAGTATCTTCGGCTGGCTGTTTGGGTTTAACGGTCGGCTCGTCTGACTTTTTAGGTAGGCCAAGAAGGTCTTCGTGGGTCACGAATTCTTGCGTCTCGCCAACTGGCTTAGCGGCATCAGGTGCGGAAGACTGTCTACTTATGCCAAGGAGATCTTCACGAGTGACAAACTCAGATCCTATGGCAACCTCTTCTTTCGGCATCACAGCAGATGACCGAGGTGTAGGTATAGCCTCTCTCGACGGAACACTTAAACCCCTAGATCTTGGCAACACCTCCGTATCCATTGCCTCATCTTTGGTTAAGAATAAAGAGTCTTCTTCGCCATCTCCATAAAGAGACAATCCTGTTGCCATTTTTAATTCCTCAATCTAAATAAAGTTTGGTTCCGCCATACAGGAAGTATTTGCGGCCAGTCTCTGCATCTGTCTTTTTAACCAATTGACCCCCCTCGGCAAATGACTTTGCAGCGCCAATGATAATTCTTGGATCAACTCCCGGATTGATAGACGAAAGACCATAGGCGTAATCTCTACCAAATGTTTCTTTTTGAATTGATGCCTTGAGACCAGCGGCATCCTCACCAACTAACTCATCCATTTTTGGAATCTTGCCAGCCAGCGGGAATGCTTTTTCAAGACTTTCTATTCTTGCCTTAACGTCAGATCCCTTGACTTGATCTTTTAAAGCGGCCTTCTGTGCAGAACGAAGATCTGCTGTTGCTAAAGCCCCTATGCGCTCAACACCAATCTTCTCTCTCTGGAGAGCAACATCTTCTTTGCGGTTGGCTGCTGCTAATGCCAAGTCCTCTGCGCGGCGATCAGATCCCATGTTTATCTCAACAACTTTTACAGGGTCTAACTGCTTCAGAGCAGTCTGCATAGCTACTTGATCCATTGGACGAGACTCAGCAGCACCAGTCTTTTTATCAACGACAGATAGGGTGTAAGTTCTTGTCTTTGGATCGTATGTCGAGTTCTTCTTGTCTATATACTTTCCATCATCAATAAAGTCATAGACTTTATCTAGAGCGTTAATTACCTGCTCAGGTGGAGCGCCAGCAGCAACAAGAGCAGCAGCCTGTTTTCTCTTGAAGTCGTAGGCTTCCTCTGTCATCTTCTTAATGTCTCTGTCAACCAACATGGCTGCACCGAAGTCGCCTTTAGCAATAAGAGACTTCTTCATCGACTCGCCGATGAGCTGGTACTTCAGGTTATCTGCTTGCATCTGGTCGGCATACAAGCCTTCGCCTCCCGACTTGAAGAGGTTCTCTTCTTGCGGAGTAACCGAAGCTGTCTGGGTCTCATCAATGGGTCGGCCAAGTCTTCGAGCCTCCGCTCGGTCGTAGCTCATTGCCCCTTTCTGTTCGACAGATTGAGTGGCCTGCTGGACAGCCTGAACCTTAGCTGGATCTGCTAACTTAGCAAAAGCACCGCGACCAAACTTCTGGTCTTCCATTACTTGGAGAGCCTCTTGTTTGGCTACATCAGCAATCTTTGCTTGCTCCTCTTCTCGCGTGGCCCTTGTCTGTTCCCAAGCAAAACGCTGGCGCTCTCTTTCGTCTCGCTCTTCCTCGCGCTTCTGCAAGGCATCCATGCGGGACATCTCTTTGCTGGTCTTATAACCTTCGACAGCGCCTTTTACAAAGGCTCCTAATCCTGTTGCCATCATGCGCTCCTTTTATTTAATCCTCTGCGGCGCTGTACTGCGGCAGGAGTGTGAGTAGCTTTTACAAGCTTGTCGAGTTTCTTAACGCCAATCGCCTTCACTGTGTCTGCGGGGATAACGTACTCGCCATCAGACAACATTGCTGGGATCTTGTCGTCAACAGGCCCACCCGGGCCAGTGACCTTGCCGCCGCGACCAAGGCGTTTAACAGTTCCGCCGTCAGCCTTCTTGAACATACTAGAAATCGACGCACCTCCCGGCCCTCCCAAGTACATACCAGCAACACCCCCTAGAGCGCCAAACATGTCTGACTGATTCGCCATCTGTGCGTTGTAGCCCTGCATCCTTCCGCTGAACTCTTGTCCGTAGATATTTCCGGCTGTGCCGAAAGATGAAGAAGCGCCGCCCAACATCTGTCCAGTCTGTCCATAAGACTTGCCCATGTATTCAGCAGGAGCCATGTAGCTACCACCAGCGGCTGTTCCTGCTGAAGTTGCTGTGCTCGCCGCCGCCGTAGCGTTAGAGGCAAGGCCACGGCCAAGGGCTGCGGCATCGTACAGACGAGCACGACCCATCTCTTCAGATGCAATCCTTGACTTGGTGGCTACCCCAGCACGGGCAGCAGCCTCACCCTGACCAAGCTGAGCATTGATGGCAGCAAAGCGAGCAGAGTTTGGATTGATGCCGTACTTAGCCATCGTGTCCAATGCTTGCTGGCGCTGAACCTGATATGCGTTGGCAACGTCAGCCATACCTTGCGAGGCCATCTCCTCTTGTTTGGCAGCAGTGTTGAACTCCTCTGCCTCGGAGACCAGTCGTTTCTCTAGCGGTCGGAATGTTTCGCGTTCATAGGTCGCGTACTCTTCAGCCCTCTTTGCTGTATCAGACATGATCTTTTTCTGAGCAACAGCAATTTCTTTTAGGTCGTCTTTGAAGTCTGCGTACTGCTCTTTGGAGAAATTAAGGTACTCCATCGCAACGTCTTTTTGCATCTGCCCAACTTCTTTTGAGGCTTCTGCGGCAGCAATCATTCCCGGATTTGGATTGGGTGCAGCAGGAGCGTCTCCCATATCGAAATGGCAGACAGATGACCCACATGCTCCATTTTGCTCTCTGAGATAGTCAAGCTTATATTGAGCAATCTGCTTTTTGGTTTTAACTTTCATTTCATTTCCTTCATGAAGTTCTCTAACTTATCTTTCTGTGAGCGCAAACGAAGCTCTGGGCCAACCTCAGCAGCCCACTCAGGGCCACCAATTGCTGATGCTAAGTACAGGGTAATGTCTGATATTGAGTAGCGGATTACGTGGGCAATTTGCTTCGCGTGATCGTCGCCCTTTTGCAGTTTGTTGGCTACGTGCCAATTGATTATTCCTGTGCTGATAACGGTAGTGACATCTAGCTGATACCTGCGGAACGCTGGGTTCTTTGGAATCTCAACAAGAGCCAACCAAAATGCTTGATTGATTTCCTCGTCACTGACTGGCTTGTCTTTGTCAACTAAGTTGTCCCACACATCTGTTATCTTCACAACAGATAGAACAAGACCAACTGCATCCATGTCTCCGCGCATTGCGAACGTAAGGAACTCGATGTCATTCATTAAAGTTTAGCCTTGTGATGATCTCGTTAACCTTTGCAACTGTTTGGGCGAGAGTTGCGTCTGTTGGTAGATGTTCTATTGCGCCGTTACGGATACCTGTGAGGATCTCGATGTTCTCTTTCATTGGCCGCAGAATAGTTGCAATAGATACGTCTTGTATGGAAAGCGTTGTTGGGATGGCTGGTTTTTTCATAACTGAGCCAATTCTTTTGCAGTCTCTGCAATCTTGAATGCACGAAGAGGCACATTGCCGCTCAGCCTAAATTGCCATCTGTCGCTCTTGAAGCCAGAGGGAAGTCTGTAGGTTGATCTATCCGAAATAGATTTTGTTGACACCAAAATTCCGTTGCAATAGATCTTTACTTGCAGACTCAATGAAGAAACTACGCCGGGAATTTTCTGAAGTATCGACCCACCCAAAACAATTTTTCCTATTTCAACACTGCCAAGAGTAGATAGAAGGTCAACGCCGGATGCAAAGACTGTTTGGTTACTGGCAATGATTGCGTCAACTTCGTCTTGCAGAGCGCCAAGCAAGGAATTGTCTTCAAATGCCGCGTCTATTTGAATGGCAGAGAAATTAACTGGCCTTGGAAATATGTACAGCTTTGATGTCCAGTCGTAAGTTAAAAAGTTTAGTGGGTCTGACTCCCACCCGCAAACCACGCCAGTGTATGCAAAGAAAAGTTGAGCTGTAGTTGGATCAATGAATACTGCTGTCGTGTAGATACTTGTTGTGGTTAAAGCAGATGCAGCTTCGTTCCTATCTAAGATCAAACACTCTTGCACATCATTGATTTGATCTTCCCAAAAAAGATAGTAAGCGCCATCAAGTACCGCGCCCAACATTGTTGATGGGTATCTTAATTGCCACTCGTCTCTTGTGAATAGGCCATTCGTCGTGACACCAGCAAAGCCTTGGGAGATCTTTACGACTCCATTGGGGGATGCGTACATCACACCAGTGTCATCAGAAACAATTGATCTCTTGGATACGCATGGCTCAAACAAGGGGATCTTCGCTTGCGACATCGAAGATGGAGTTGATCCACTGATGATGAATGGATTTCCTTTTGTTGCCACAACAACAGACTCACCAAATGCGCCGAGGCCAACAACTGGATATTCGACTGTCAGCGAGTAGATTACAGGCCAAGCATGGGGAACGTAAGGTTCCGAGAAGTAGATTTCATTCTCTCTGAAGCCAACCAGTATCCCGTTAGCCATCGCCACAATGCCTTGCAGGTCAGATGGAGGTGCGTTGTAGTTAGATGACTCAAGAGCGCCGCCCAACTGAGTAGCTGTCAGGGTGTCTGAGTAGGATGCTGTACCAATGGCAACATCGGCGACTTTGAGATATATTGTTGTTGATGTTCCAGATACAGCTCGGTAGATTCTTTTCTTTGTTATGTTGTAGTCACCGGCTGGCGCTGACGACCCAAGGCCAGACACAGTAACAGTTCCGCCGGGAAGGACAGACAGAACAGATGAGGCTGGCGATGGGGCTGACTCCTCTTCGATAGATCCGAATTCAGAGATATATGTGAACAGATATACACGGCTCTCTGCTGTTCCAGATCCGCCAGAAGCAGAAACACTGGGAGCTGATGTTGGGGCAGGAACGCCCATCTCGTAGTAATCGCCGGGATATGGGGCTGTGCCAGTCTCTGCAAGAGTAGAGTTTGTTTTCTTTGGTGTCCCGCTACCTGTGTAATAGATTGGGTTCTCACCGGTATCAAAGATTGGGCTTGGCACTACATCGACATCTGTTGACCACGACAGCCAAAGATCATCCCCAGCCACATTCTTATGTTTGTATATCGACTTAACGCTGCCAGCCAGCGATGCCGCGCCCTCGACAATGCCGGGTTTATTCCACGCCCGAAGCTCTCCGCTATACAGCTTCGTATTGATCGCTGAGGTTGCTTCATTGTCTTTCAACAATGCAGAGCCTACCCTCGGCGCAATGCCAGCGAAAGCGGAGATCTTCAGTGCAGACATTTAAGCAACCAATCCATTCAAGTAGGTCGTTTTCCCAGCAACCTTTGTGGCAGTCAACTCCTGCTTTTTGAGATTGTTCGGATCGTAACTGACATGTACCCAGCCAGAATCAGGAATACCCGGTGTGTAGAACTCCAGAATCAACTGCGTATATTCGAGATTATCCATGATCCACTGCGCTAAGTCAGCATTTGCAACGCCGGGAATCTCAATATCTGCGGCCATCCCTTTGCAATGGTCACTGGTTTTTGAGCCTCCGACCGCTGCATTTGACTCAGGAGAGCGATAGGCAGAGTTCACCTTCACTCCCTTGCCATAGTGCTCGCGGACTGGTTGTAATACTTTTTCGCACAAAGTGCGGAGATTCTCTGTCGCTTCGTCGTCTGGCGTGTTGTCGAGGCCCATCCGCATGGCTGTCTCGGATTTGCACATTTCATGCAGGCTGAAGTTTGCGCTCAAGTTCATTTGTTTGCCTTTCAAGTTTGATGTTTATATCTACACAAATTGCTTCCACTGTCCTACCTTGCTTTATCAACTCACTTTTCTGCTGAGTAATCTCTTGCTCACACTTCTTTTCATCTAACGTGTAACTCTCTGATTGGAAGAACTCACATTGAACCCCCAAGCAGATGTACAGCAAGGGGATGTAGATGGTCACTTCATGTTCCTCATTTCGTTGTATTGGTCGATGCAGGCGTTGAGTTGCCTGATGGCGGTGTCTCCCCTGCTGGTGAGATCGACAAGAGATTCAGCAATTCTTGGGTCAAGCTCGGCTCTTGTTTCTGTATCTCCAGTGGCAGGGGCGGCATCTGCGGGGGCTGATAAGGCGCAGTCGGGGGCTTGGACAGGAATGAACAGCTTGCGCTTGCCAGAGGCAATATCAGCACGTAGCTTGTCTTCTTTAACTTTTGCAACATTATTTGCCTTTCTCAATGTTTGACCATAAGTCTGAGCTACCTGCGCCATCGCCTGCTCCGTCTCCCTTGCCTTTGCATTCAAGGCAGCTATCTCTACCTGCTGGCGAGTATTCTCATCGTGCTTTCCTTTGTAGTATCCACTACCGGCAGCAGAAAGAATAGCCAGCAAGATCCCAAGAAGAACGTATGGGTTGAATACGCTCATGGTGTGGGTGGCTCATCGCCGTCGTTTGATTCGGCTTTGGCTACAGCCTTTGCGGTGGCAGAAACAGCACTGCGTCCAGCTACGCCGCCCAACACACCAGTGATAAATACCATAATGGTGTTGATCTGTTGGGTATAGACTTTATCTATTGCGGCCATTCCGCTCATAGGTTGCGTTACAAATGAGACGCTATACAAGAACATAGCGACAGATCCAAGGAGGATCATGGTCAGCGAGAAAATAACGATTGCCCAAATCCTGACTTCAATTTCTTCGGCGGTCATCCGGTTGCTAGGTTTGTATCCAACTGTAGGCATTACTTCTTCTCCTTCTCTGGGGTTGTGAGTTGTTCAGGGCATGTTCCGGTGGCGGTACATATCGGGGCTTTGCATTCAACAGCGTCCCAATTCTTTGGATCTTGGCATGGATACCTAAATCTGTCGTCGCAGCCAGTCAGTACGACCAGCAAGATGGACAGAAACCAAATTTCATAGATGTTCACGTTTACTCCTTCTGTCAAAAATTGGGTTGTCGGAAATGCTTTCAGGATCTTTATCCCTTTCCTTCTTTTCAACTTTCCTTCTAAGTCTTTCAATCTGTTCTGTCTGTCGCCTTACCTCTTGCTTCTGTTCTAGGGTATCTATGTATATCCAAGCCAGAAGAGGAAGCATGAGAGCTACCAAAACACAAGCTGCAATCCATCCCATCAAACCCTCCCAATCTTGCTCACGAACAGAATTAGCATCCACAGATACAGGAGGCAGAGGAAAGCTACCAACAGGTATGCTTGTCTTTCTTTTAGGAGGCGCTCTTTTTCCTTGCGTAGCCATGACTCTGCATCTCGTTTCTTTCTGGCCTTTTCTTGCTCTGCCGCAATGATGTCCCTCATGCTGAACACTTCGCTATAAAGCGCCCCCATTTCTGGAGGTGATTGATAGACCATGCACTCTCGAATCTGGACTACAAGTCTCTCCATCTCCTGCTGAGCCAAGACTCTGTTCAGCGCCTCCTCCATTAGGTTCACATCATCGGCAAAGACTATGGTTCTTGCCCTCTCCTCAGAGTCCCTGATGTGAGCCTCTAGCTGTTCTTGTAGCTTAAAGAACTCTGTCAGATTCTTAACAATGTCAGCCTTGACCTGAGTCTCATCAACGGCAACGTATTCTGACTTCTTGCTTGCCTTTGCTGCTGCTTTCACGGCGGCAGGTTTAGGAGATCCGCCGAACAGTTTCTGAAGCGTTCCCCAAAATCCCTTAACCTCTTTACCTATTGCAACAACCTCGTCGGCTGTCTTCTTGATCTCTACGAATGACTCTTTGGCCTGCTTGTATAAGTCGCACCCAGCCTGTATGTTCTTTACAAGTCCAGCGGCCAGAAGACAGATTGAGATCGGATCAATTTTTATCCACCTAAATGGTTGTTACTTCTTCAAAGCATCGCACAGCATCCTCATACGGTAAGTCTATGTATGCTTGCACAACAATACGAACATTATCATTTTCTGGGACATACTGATAACCGCCAGATCGTGTGTCTCCATCAATAGACACAGAGTGTGGATGTCGTGTGTTTAAAACCCAAACATCGCCATCTTTAGCAGTGAAGGACTCTACCATTTTAATTTTGTCAGGGTTTACATTTATATAGCCCTTCCCATTGTCGGTAGACCATCTGTCATCTCGCTCTATGTCGCCATCCCAAAATGAAGTCATCTCTCCATTCACACGTTGGTAGAAATTTATAACGCAACCCTCTTCAATGTGAATATGTGGGCCAAGAAGTAAAATTTCTGAATAGTTAACACCCATTAAATGTGGTTTGACGGACTCCGGCAAAACATCTCTCACCAACTCAATTTGTTTACGAGGCAGGTATTTTCTGACAACATGATGCTTGTCAGTGCCTTCCCATATTCCATGCCTTCCAATAACAACCGACGATTTATTTAAGTATGGAAACTCCGCAGACAATTTAATTTTCTTTGCGTACTTCATTCAAATACCAACCCATAGCAATCGGTGACTGCGGTTACCAACGTATTCCCTGACTTGACGTTTATTTGTGTTGGTTGATTTATATTGTTTCCATTAACGGCCAAACTACCACAACACAAGAACAACTTGGTGTCTTTTGGTAGGATTGTTTCAGCGCCACCTGCCAGCAAGAAAGGCTCAAGATTTATGTACTTGTTTTCATTTAATCGCTGGTCGTAACAAAACACTCTAGACTCACCAACTGATGTGTGCTCAAACGTACCCGGAATGTAATTTGAAGGTTGCAAAAAGTGACCGACTAAAAAGTCATCAAGCCCAGTGTTTTCGGATATGTTTTTATTTTTAAACATTCCTTGCACCCAGAACGTGGTGCATTTAATATCATCTCCTATGATGGCTATAACAACCTCACCGTCAGCGTAAATGTTTTCAATTAAAACGTAACCAAATGCGGCGTATGGCTTTTGTATCATAGCTATACCACCACAACATTAGATGTGGGTTGATCTGCGGCTTCTACTGACGGTAATAGATCACTCACGGAGTAGGTGTCCTGCTGACCAGCCATACTTAAATACTCTTGCACTTTGCTTGCGTCTGCAATAAAACTTTCCTCTCGCTCTTGCTGCTCTGCATGATATACACCAGCCATTGCAATGCGTTTTTTTATTTCTAGCGGATCAGTTATGTCAGGCCACATGTTTATGGGTTGATAGGCATACGCTGGATAGTCATCTGGGTTCTGCGACTTAGTTGTATCTGAGGCAAAAGAGACAATCAAAGAGTTGGATTGCTCATCGAAACTTTTGATCTTCATGTATAGCGTGTTCATATCTTTTCCTTATGCCAAATTACCTTGCCTTGTGCCGGTCGCTGGCCAAGTCACAAAGGCATTTCCAACAAGATAGTATCCAGCCGATCCGCCAGCGCCGGGAGTCCCGCCAGTGGGTGCAGATGGAGCAGCCGCACCAACAGCACCCCGTCCTCCACCAGCTCCACCGGTGGCGTTAAAGGTTGTTGGCGCAGGTGTTTTTGCTCCACCGCCTCCTCCGTTAAGCGTGCCACCAGTACCGCCATTAGGTAAGCCGCCGCCTCCGCCAACAGTGCCAGCACCGCCGCCTCCGCCTCCGCCAATATACGCGATTCCGGGCGTTGGAGCAGGCTTCCCGGGCGTTGGAGCGGTTTGTCTTCCTCCGCCACCACCACCGCCACCACCACCACCGGCAATAGTCCCATTGTTTGTGATAACCACCGGCCTGTTTACATACAGGGCATTGCCGCCAGTGGCACCGGGACTACCGGGTTTTGGAGTGTTTCCCGGGGCTGGGAAGCTGGGGCTTCCACCGCGACCGCCAGCGCCGCCAGCGCCTTGGATAACCCCGTTATTGATGATGGTCACCGTGTCTGTCGGACTAAATGCGTTTGGCACAAGCATGGCATAAGCACCAGTGGAGCTACTGCCAATAGTTCCGGGAACAGTAACAGTTAAATCTGTTATGCCGGGCGAATAACTACCACCCCTATTGGCGTAAACATCATAGTTGTTGCCAGTGGCTGTTATGGATACGGATATTCTTTTTTGAGTGTTGTAAAAATTTCCAAGAGAGATTTGTCCGCTAGTTGGCACTGCTGCATTTTGAGGAATGTTTGGAACAAACGATCCTCCTCGATAGTACGACGACAAAGAATATCCACCACCGAACTCGGTGTTCAATGTGTTCATTGAAATTGCTACACCCGGGCCCGGAATCGCCATGTCTTAACTCTTTGAGAACAGATTGTGGCTGAGGAAACCTACAACAGAGCTGATAGCTGAAACAATGGCAATGCCAACCCACACCCCACCCTTACCCTTGTTGACCAAAGCGATGAGCTCCTCGATAGAAGCCTCAAGCTTGTCTAGCTTCTTCTCTAGGTTCTCTACTTTGGCGGTCAGTGCACCATAAGCAATTGGATCGATTTCACCCATTTCTGTTCCTATCTAAAAAATTTACCAACCATCCAACAAACTGTCGAATATCTTGTTCCTTCTGTCACATCTTCTACGCCGTGCATGACAAAACTTGGAAACACGATTACCGTTCCTTTACCTTGCGGCGGGTACATTTTTTCGTGGCCGTTTTGTAAGTAGAACCTGCCACCTTTAAAGTCGTCATTTAAGAATGCAAGTACAGTCAACTTTCTGCACTCGTCACCATGTTCAAGGAATGTGTCTGTGTGTGATTGGTATCTACCACCAGCGGGGTAAATTAAAAACTCAGCCTGATTCGCGTGGGTAATGTCAAACTTAAACGATTGATGATTTGCGCAAAGACCAGCAGCAGCTAAAAGTCCGCCAATGTCTTTGTATATAGGAAGAACAACCCTCTCTACATTTCTAATTTCTCTATTTACTTCACCAATACCACCACCTATAACTGGCGGCTCTTTTTTGACTGTCGAGTTTGTGTATGAAGCGATGATAGAGTCGCACATTTCTGGACTCAGAATGTCAGTAAAAACCCATTGACTTAGCTCGTTTGTGGATTGGACACTCAACCCGGGGCGCTTATCAAACTTCCACTCCTTGTGTGGCCCATCAGCATCAACGTAGTGTAAGAATACCTGCGCCTGCCAATTGCCTTTGAACTTTTTACGCCAATGATGCTTTTCCATACCACGGTAAAGAACAGCATCACCAACGTCCATTTTAATTTTTGAGGCGTTCTCTCCGCCCTCGTTGCCCATGTAGATAGCCCATGCCTCCCCATCAAAGCCCAGAGTAATGGTTGCGCTTATTTCGCACGATTCCCTGTCTGTGTGGATTTTTAGTTTCTCGCCTGTCTTGTACAGACGGGCGTAACTGTACGTTGGAAATAATCTTTTACCAGAAGCCTGCTCGAAATGAGGAAGCAAATCAACTAGGAGCTTGTCGAATACGGGAGCGCCATGTATAGCCTCAGATGATGGGCACTGCTCATCCTTCACAGTGGCCCTTGCTTCAACCAGTTTTTTTAGTTCATTGGTCAAGTCCTTACAATTTCCAATATCAAGGAAGCCTTTAAGGTGGACATACTTATCTATGGCAAACTGAGAGAGTTGGTTACACATTAAGGCTCCAAGAGTGATTCGGGTGTGGTGGTGTTTGGTTTAATTGTTTGGTCAGCAGGGTCATACCAAAACTGGTCTGCAACAATATTACCTTCACATGTTACCCAAAATAATGGGGATGCAACCTCAAACTCTTGACTTTCAACTTGTGCGACACGATAGCCAGTTTGTACGGTTTCGACAGGTGAAATGAGTGCCTTCATCAGTAAAACTCCTCAACAATTACAAATCCCGTTGTTCCAGCGGCACCACTTTGAGCGGTTGGCGAATTTGCTTGGCCTCCACCACCACCAGCGCCGTAGCCTGTTCCAGCAGAACCGGGCTGACTCGTGCCGCCGCCCTCTCCACCAAAACCCCAAGCCTGAAAAGAATTTCCACCTTCACTTATACTGGTTGTCGTAGCTTGTGGGTTGCCGCCAAAGCCGCCGGGTAAACCTCGCCAACCACGACCTTGCGGGATTGGGGTAAATGAACCAGCCGCGCCAGCCGCTGGGCCACCAGCCGCGCCACCAGTTGCAGTTACCAAGGAACCAAAACTTGATGTTCCTCCTGATGTGCCTGATGTAATCCCCGGTGATCCGGGGGCAGGCGCGCCAGCACCACCAGCACCAACAGATACTGTTACTGGGCCGGGGATTGCAGGCGCTGGAAAATAACCAAAACCACCAGCACCACCACCACCACCACCGGCACCTTGTGGTGTAGTGCTAATAAGTCTTGCGCCGCCGCCGCCGCCGCCACCGCCCAAGACTGTCACTCTTACAGACTTTAAAGCGGCGGGTTTTGTCCAAGGAGCCGGTGATGCGTAAATTCTAGTAATTACCTCTCCCGGGCTTGCAGATGCTTGAACGGTTGCATCTGGAAATGTTACGCCTGCACCGCCAATTTTTGTTGTTGCCATATCTACTCCTAAATTAAACGCCGCCGCCAACAAAGCCGTCAAGTGCTGAGACGACTCCCGCTGATGTGATGGAAAGAATTACTGTTGTTCCGTATTTAATGACAAGATTCCCACTTTCTTGAAGGATCTTGAAGTTTGCAGTATTCAATGATCCGGTCAATGAAAGAACATTTGAAAATTCTGGTGTTCCGCTAAATACGTAGTTGCCAGATATTGTTGGCGTTCCAGTGAATGTGCCAGCTAATGATGCGCCAGTATTAAATACAGGTGTACCACTGAATGTAGGGTTTCCTGAGAAGGTTGGATTGCCAGATAGTGTTGGGCTTCCCGTGTATGCCCCAGAGATAGACCCACCACCACTTAATGCAACAGTACCGCTGAATGTCTTGTTGCCAGAGATGGTCTGTGTTCCATCTAGCTGAACAAAGTTTTCAAGGGCTGTTGAAATAAGTCGCAGCTCAACTTTATCTCCGGCTGTATACGCCCTTGCAGACGAACCTCCTTGCGCCCTGACGATGGTAAATGTGTCAGAAGACCGAGCAGTCACCTTTACAAATTCAATCTGGTTGCTGGAGTTAACCAGAGCAACATAGAAGAATCCACTTGTTGTTGCAGGGAACAGAGATCCTGTTCCAGATGCAACAGTCAGGGTCAAATCTCCAATGAGAATTGAAGCGCCCAGCGTTGTCGTCGCGTTGTTTGTAAATAAGACTGGCATTACGCCCTCTCTTTCAGTTTTTCTTCCAGCTCAAGAACTCTTTGAGCCAGCTTGATACATGCAATCAATGCCGCATTTCCGTATGCAACAGATAGATCGCCATTTTCATCTTCAATGACAGCGTGCTCCAGTAAAGGCTGAAGTGACTGAGCTGATACACCGACTTGAGTTAGATCATCATCCACTCTGTCATAGATGCCGTGCTTTACTTTTGCGAGCTGGTCGACAAAATTATCAGGCAGCAATCTCCAATTCTTTTTCATCCGCTCATCGGAGTACGCTGTTACGTTACCTCCGGCAGTGAAGTTTCCGGTGCTTGGATTGAATGTAAGCTTCGTGCTGGATGTTCTTGGATTTGTCAACGCACCTGTGTTGCTGGTCGAAAGAATCACATAATGTGTTGAGTTGGTCGATACATCATCTGTGATGTTTGACCCTGCCACAGCCCATGTAAAAGCTGAGCCATCCCACTGTAAGTACGTGCTGGCTGTTGTTGGAGCTGTTGCAAATGCCGTTGCGCCAGAACCTGTTTGGTAGGCGAGTCGATTAGCCCCGCCACCAGCAAGATGTGTTGATGTTGTTGCGGTGTCAGCGTTTCCAGCCAAAGCCGCCGTAATAGTTCCAGCACTGAAATTTCCGCTGGCATCTCTCTTAACGATTGCCAATGCCGTGTTTGCACTTACTGCATCAGTCCATGTTGGAACAGATGCTCCGCCAGATGTCAAAACCTGCCCAGCAGTACCAGCAGCAGTGAAGTCAAGAGAGCTTGCCGTACCGTAGGCAACACCTCCAGCTACTGGGGTGGATGGAATCAAACTATTCTTGACGGCTTGCGCGATGCCCGGCCTCACATCTGTGTCAGACAGATACTGTGGGTGGTCGTCATCTGTCAATCCGGACAGATTGCCGTGGTCAGAGATTAAAGATGGTGTCACCCCAGCAGCAGATACGCTACGCAAGTCCTGAACGCCTACGAGCTTTGCCTTGGTTGCATTGGAGTAGCTATTTGCGCTTTGATAGATCAAACGGTACAAAGGACGAAACTCTACCGATGGAAAGCCCGGCAATGTCAGATCCTCAAAATGCAACTCTTCGGCTTGACCGATGGTATTGGTGGCCGATTGATTCAGAACAGCAACAACAGGATAGTTCAGGTTATTGGTCGCAAGAATCCAAGACACAGTGAAGTCGCCACTGGTTATGTCGGATACAGACCATGTGCCAGAAGTGAGGACGTTGTACTGTAGGAGGGTTCCCTTTTTGACTGGGTAGTCATTGGGCGTGGTTATCTTCCACTCTGTTCCGTTTAGGTACAGAACTGGAATTTGCGCCGGGCTACTAAGATCTTGCTGCCAAGTATTTGCTGTCGGCGTGTTGGTAGAGACGACATCAATCTGCATGTCCTCGTCAAAGAACGTGCCGCCTTCTAGCGTGACTTGGGCATCAGCATCAGACGATCCTGTTCCTGAGATTGTGTATCCACTGAGAGCAAAGCCGTTGGCAATGGCCGCGCCCCGTGTGCGATGCAGGTACTCATGAGTCTGCCAATCCAATGTAACGCCATGACGCTCGTCAGCAAAGTAGATAGCTTCGTTATCTGTTGCGTTCCAGTACACGTAAGCTGTCGGAGCATCCTCATCCCATGTGAAGAATGCCATCTTTGTCGACAGAACTCCAGTTGAACTGAAGTAGATGTAGTGCAGACCAGCGGTGTCCGGTATGACGACTGTTTGTGCGGTGGTGTATGTGTACTTCTCACCCTTACACCAAACAACAAAGCTCGCTCCAACAGGTGTAATCGTGAATGTGCGTGTTCCCGCATTAAACGAAATGGTCGATTGTGTTTTATCGGCGTGGCCCATAGGCTCGCCCATAATGGTCTGCGACTCATTAAGATTGTTTAAGTTGGCATCCATCTCCGCATTTGTGAGCGGAGATCCTTTGCCAGAGCGAGTTGTGATTGCTACCATTTAGGCATATCTCCAAGTCTGGCCATTTTTGATTCTCTGAATTGACTTTCGAGAGCAACCATATGTATCTGCAATTTTTTGAAGTGTAATGCGGGACTTCAAAAGACCTTTAATCTGGATAACGCTAGAGGGGGAAAGGACTTTACCGGCCCTAAGCTTTCTGGCTTTGTCGTCGTGATTGTCGGCATCTGTTCCTGCAAACAAATGTTTTGGATTTACGCAAAGCGTATTGTCGCAGGAATGGCAAACGTGCATTTTATTTTTTTCGGCCACAAAAAATTTATAAGACCATCTATGAGCAAGCATTTTTTTCCCCTTGCCCATTGATAAAACACCATAGCCATTGTGGTTTTTTGGGCCAACCCACTCCCAGCAACCATCAGATTGCTTTGTGTAATGACTGAATCGTTCAGCAACAGTCATTCTTTGAGTATCCCATTTATTCATGTGGCCTACGAGACTGTGACAGTCCATGTGATAGACATCGCATCATCTGAGCCTTTGTTGACCACAGAGAATACGCTTCGGCAAAGCATGTCGCCACCTGAGCTATTGTTGAAGATGCCAGCCTCGGTGATTGCGCCAGTGCCAGTGCCAGCGGGGAAGGAAGCTGTGTAAGTAACCACCGCTCCAGTGGATGATGCTGATGCGAGAGCCACCCTACCTAATTGGCTTTCCATTGCTGTGTTTCCTACAGCAGCCGCAGTTGTACCAGCTCCAACAGCCATGTGACTCATAGCGGCGGGACTGTTTGTTGTGGTCTTCAACATGCTCGCCGCAATAAACGTCTTGCCAGTAGTGAGCACCAGATTCTTTACGCTTCTGGAATCTTTGACGAGGCCATTCTTGTCTGTTACGACAATATCGAGACAGCCAGTTATTTTGATTTGATCTTGAACCATGATTAACCTCGTTTAAAAAGTGTACCCAACTCCAACGTAGTCTTCTGCAAAGTACGTTAAGTCTATGTAGTCTTGCTGCAAAATAATTCCAGAGTCTGATGTTCCGACAGATTCTGTTCTTGTCTTCTGAAAGTTTCTTTGATCCGCATCAGATGTGAAGACTATGTTTTGAATACTTGTTGCGAAAGAGAAAGTGATTCCATCACCAGCCTCTGCCGAGTCATTCATGCCAACTCCATCAGAGAGAGTTCTCTCGAATGAAATCGCAAGTGAGTCTGTTATGTTCGGTGTCTCAGCAAGCAGCTTTTGGTAGCTCAGTGCTACTGCGTCATCAATAGATTGCGAATCAGAAAAGTCACGCAAGAATATGAGCGTTGTTGAAATTGAATCAGCAAGGCTTATTGTGTCGGCAAGCAGCTTCTCTACCGCTAGATAAACCGCATCTGCTGTACTTACGATCTCGCTTGGAGACTTTGTGAACGAGATCGCAGTGCCGTCCGTCAGTGTTACTGATTCTGCTGTGTATCTAAACAATCCAGTGACATCAATGTCGGCAACAAACACTAGGCTTATGTAAGCTATATCTGTTGCCGGTATTACGTATGTCGCATTCGCAGATGGTTGAACATAGGATGCTGTTGCGTTTGGAATTACTCTAGCGGCTGATGCTATCGGTATTACCCTGTCAGCCTCTACTATCGCATCAACGAGCGCAACACTTAGCCTTGGTCTAGCTGTCGTTACCGAAGCAGTGACCTTGATGTCCATTAGAAGTCCTCGCGGATCTTAAACTTCAGCGTATCGTAGACAGTTTGAATCTGTCCGTCAGAGAATGTGATCTCGATCTCGCCTTCGTAATCTCCCGCATCTCCAGTCAGCATGGCCGGGGTGGAGGCTGGATAGAAGGCAACCTGCCCTGTTGAGCCAGATGTTACTGTTCCAGTGACTGTGGCCTGTAGAGTATCGCTTCCAACACTGCGAAACTTCAGAACAACTGTTGCGCCAGTGATGTTGACGGCAGAGCCAGTTGTTTCATCTGTGATTGTGCAAACAATGGCTGGACGAGTGTCGCCTTGAACAAGTTTAATTTTGTCTGTCATGGCTTCCTCAACTTAACTTGTAAATCAGATCGCACATTGCCGCGCAAAGCTCTCTGTCTTGCGTCATTCAACCCAGTCATGTAGCGAACCTGATTGAAGTTCGCCGCCTCAGTGTTTGAATAAGGCTTGCCGGGAGTCAGCATCAGCCTTGCCTTTGCTCCAAAGCCCAGTGTTTCACCCCAGATCTCAAAGAGAAAATCAGCTACTTCTGTCACTGTTCGCAGGGGAACGAGAGCCACCCTCATTGTAAGGGATGCTGCATACCGCTGATCCGGAATTGGCAGGATTGTGAATGTATCCACATCCTTCTGCGTGAATGCCGCTGGAGGGCCACTGCTTGGGTTGTAGCCAGTGATATTGGTGCGGTAAGCGTCAGGGAGGCCAATGCCGTCTGGAGCCAAAGCCTCAAGCTCCTGACCCAGATACCACATCTTCATGATCTTCTGAATGCGGTAGTTCTTTGGAGGCTCCAGATCGTAATCTGTCACGCCTTCCAAGACGGTGATCGCATCCATTGTGTCTTGGTGGATCAGGCTCTTCTCGCAGAACTCAATGATGGTGTTGCGGAGGGCACGGATAGCCATGTCAGACGTACATCCGGGTACATCCGGAAGGATCTCTGGCAGGAATGATTCAAGTGTCTTCATGTGATCCCTAACAGGCCAGATTTGAACTTCTGATACAGGGTGGCAGAGCGACCATCCACTGCGAACTCATCATCCCTCAGCTCTGCCCTGTGGACAACATAGTCCACCAACGTAAGCAGGTAGTCATCAGAGATTGGGATTGTCGATGACGCTGTGTATGCAGCGAAAGAGGTGGTCAGGTTGGAGAGGAACAGATCTGGCCTTACTCGGCGAGCCTCAATCAGGGCAGTGCGAGCGTAGCTCAGCAACTGGGCCTCCGTATAGCGTGGGATTGGGTTCAACTCAGTGACTTCATCATTGAGAATGATCCGCGCATCGTCCATTACTGTTTGAAATGTTGCCATTTATACTACCAAAGTACCTTTCTAGCCCAGTGATTTGCACTGAACACATCATCCTTGGTGGGTTGACCGCTTTTATTCTTGATGCCTGCTGATCGAGCGAGGTAGTTTTTCCGGCGCTCAGGGTCTTTATGCTGGGTGAAGTCCTCCATCCCACGCAATCCAAAACGCACAAGCTTTACTTCATCGCCCTTCTTGGCGAGGACAACCTTCTTCTGCTTCGCACCGGCTGGCGCATTCTTGGGCTTATTGAAGCCGTCAAACTCTTGGCCGTGATAGATGAGCTTGCCGCCCTCTCGTTTAACGTCCTTGGCCTTCATGCTGCCTCTCTGTAGAGCTTGATGGTTATCTCGTCCTGAACAGAGATCTCGTCATCCGTTGGCTTCTTTGGCTTTGGCTCGTCTGCGACCACCTCGTACCCCAGTTCCAGTAGCCTCTCGTCGTAAACCACTACCCTGCCCGTGCGCTTGTTTCTCATGAACATGTGATTCTCCCAACTGGAATACTGATTCTGGCCTGATTAACTGCAAAGACTCGCAGTTTTTTGCACATCGCTCGTCCCAACCCCGATCTCGCTGCCAATAGCACCCAGTGCATGGCATGTCGGAGCTTATCCCAACGATAGATTCTCCGCAATCGAAAACAAAGTTCTTGTTGGTCGGGCCAAGAACAACAACTGCTGGCGTTCCGAGCATTCCAGCCACATGAACCATGCCGCTGTCATTGCCGTACAGGATTGTCGCACTGCCGATCAGCTCAATGACTTCCTTGACTGGCATATTCCAAAGACATCTGTCCGCAGGGATACCTTCGACAAGCTCCCGACCCTTTCCGGAGCCTATGACCACCACTGAATAGCCAGATTCTGTCAACAGATTCGACAGATCTGTCCATTTTGCTGCATTCCATGACCGAACTGACCAGACACTGAGGGGGGCGATGACCGCCAGCTTCTCAATTTTTGGGTACTCGACCACTTTTGCTGGCCTCTTGGCCGTGCAGTCAGGGATTTCGTAGTAACGCTGAAGGTTTTTGATGTACCAATTTGGCCTTGATCCGCCGACGACACCAGATTTAAGCTGTCCGCCGTAATCAAGATTTGCATCTGCGAAGAGATCTGACTCCTGACAAATACTGACATTGGGATGCGAAACAGCAGAGAGCCAGTCAACATGTCTTGTGTGGAACGTGACATTGAAACCTTGATCTGCTATCCCGCAAGCCGCATACATTCCGCAAATAGCATCCCCGATACCCATCGCAGAGTTGTAGAACGTGATGTCCTTCGTCTTCTTTGGAGGATCGCGTGGATCATCCTCATACTCTACGTAGTATCCAAGCTCAAGCAGGGATCTATCGTAGACATGAAGCTTGCTAGTCTGTTTATTGCGGATGTAAAGCATAAAAAGGGGGGAAGCCGAAGCCTCCCCCAATCCCTCGGCAACTGCTTAGGCTTTGGAAACCAGAGCGTTGACCAAAGCTTCAGGCTTGGTCACTTTGTAGCCGTAGACATTCAAACCACGAACGATGTTACCGAAAGTGGATTGAGCGCGGATGGTCTCGACGTTTGCCATTTGTGAGGCAAAGGAGATTGCGTCACGTGTACCAGCAAGGATGTTCCAGCCAGCAACGTCAGCAGCAGTGCCTGTACCGCCGGTAGCTGAGTCGGAACCCAGATCGGTAGCTGTAGGCAGGTTGTTGGAGACGTACAAGGTGAAACGGTCGATCATGCCCAACTTGCCGTTACGCAAGGGAGACTGGCTGTCACCTGTCAGGTAGGCTTGCTTCAAGTCCGAGTTCTTAATCATTGCAGCCATCCAAGAAGGAATGACCAACCAACGACCTGTCTCAGGGACGTTCTGCTCGTCCAACACTTGGCCCATGTCCAAAATCAAGTCCAACACGTTGGTCTTGCTGATGGCACGAGTAGCGAAGGTTGCACCCAAGTTGATGTTGCCAGAGATAGCACCGGCTGTTGCGCCTTTGTTTGCGGTAGCTGCGCCTGCTTTCACACCATTCAACACATCTGCGTCGATAGTGATCTTCATTTGCTCGCTGGCATCGTTGGTGAACATGTCCATCAACTTAACGTCGGCTTGAACGGCATCCACATCATCCAACACTACGGAGAAGTATTGACCTTGGTCAATGTTCAGCTCCAAAGGAGTAGAAGTGGGGACTTCGTTTGTCAGGTTCATACCCTTGGTGTATGAGCGGATAGTGATGGTGGGGATTGAACGGATATAGACTTTATCGCCTTGACCCTTGATCTCGCCTTCCCAATCGTTGTTGGTGATCTCTGCAAGAACGGTGCTCTTGTAGAACTTAGCTTGCAACTTACCAGACCAAACTTCAGGGATGAACTTGGTTGTACTGGCAGTTGAATACTGGGGATATGCTCCGCTGATAAGGGCTGCGGAACCTGAGCCTGCTACTCCAATTGACATGATTTTTCCTTAAATGAAAGATTGATTTGTTTGGGTCATCGAATACGACCCTCGACTGACGCTGACGCTATGTCAGCTTCAATGGCAAAAGCATCTGCATCTGTAATAGTTCCTCGTCTCACCCTATCGTAGAAATTCGAGATTTCTGCGCGAGTCCATATCTTCTTCGCCTGCGGTGTCGAAGGAGCTTGGTTTGTAGGTGGAACGATTTGCTGTTCCAGTGATGCGGTACTTTGTGCCGCCCACGATTGTGATGTCTTCTTAAACGTGTTGAAGAACTTCGCAGCTCGAACTGGATCACGTTGCTGTTCTGCTTTGCCGAGAAGAGCCTGTCTGGTTTCTCCTGTTAGGTCATCAATGCCGTCGAGCCAATTTAGAAAATTAGCATCAGCATTGAGAGCCTCCCAGTCGGGAACCATCTCAGTCAATGACTTGAAGAAGTTGTCCTGCACGACATGTGATTGGACAGATTTAACCGAATCAATCTCGGATCTGAGTTTTGCAATCTGTGCGTCCTTCGATGCCAGCTCTTCTCTAGCGACTCGACGGGCTACGTCAATCAAACCTTCTCCGTATTGCTCGATCTCTTCTGGCTTAACCAAAAGCTCGGCAGGTTTTGCGTTCTTCATCTCCTCGAGTTGTTCTTCGAGAGACTGCAAACGACTCTTCAGATCTTTATTCTCATGTGCAAAACGAGGAACTTCAGCGTTGTACTTCCCTTGTAAAACCTTGAATCGGTGTTCCCAGCTTTCCTCTTGGGGAGGGGGCGTGGAGTCAATAGGAGGTTGGGGAGTTGGAGGGTCTTGCGATTCAACCGGAGGTTGAGGCAATTGCTCCATCTGGCTCTGCTTCTCTATCTCTTGCAAAATTTCATCTGCTCGCTTTTCAGCGGCGACTACTGCACGTGGTAATGTCGACATCTTTTCTCCGTGAGCCGAGACAGTCACATTCGAGTCTTGCGGTATTCGAGTGATTTGTTCGGTGTTCAACGGTTGCTGGAAAGGCCAGCACCTGTTGCAGCGAAATGCTGCTAGACAGTCCTAAGACCATCTACCGCAACTTTCGGATAACCTCTTCGGCATCCTTTGATTTTTCTAAAAACTCACTCACAGCCTGTGCCGCTCCTTGTTGCCAACGACAGAGAACTTCGTCCTTTGTGCTGGCGCTGTCGCGGTATAGGTCTTGTAGTGAGGCCACCATCCATTGCTGAATGGTCTCAAACTGAGCGTTGCCCTTGAGTGAAGCAAGGGCGTTGAGAACTTGTATTGATGGTTTCTGAAGCATCAGATCAGGCCAGCTCGCTTGGCTTGAGCCTTTTCCATTGCCGTCAAGTTGCCAGCATCAATGCGTGATTGAAGGTATCTTTTTTCAGCAGATTCCATAAATGAATCTTCTTTAGCGCCGTAAACTTGTGAGGCCATTCGTCCGCCGCGCACATTTGGAATGATCTTGCCTTCTTTGTCTACCTGACCAAAGCCGGGGACAAATGTACTTGTTCGATCACGAAGACGCTTTGTTTCGTCGCCAGTGTCTGTATTGCTGGCCTGCTCGTATTGTCGCTGTCTATTTTTTTGTTGAGCCATGAATTCAACGTCTTTTTGCGAATTACCAACTGGGCTCATTCGTGCGGCTGTGTTTGGCGTTCTGCTGACTTTAGATTGTGACTGGGTAGGCATAGACAGAGATGAAGAGGCTTCGGTATCAGGGGCTGCTTTCTTTGCCGCCTTTTTGACCGCCTTGGGTTTTGCCGCCTCTGTAGCAGGGGCTGGAGCGGGAGCCTTGGCAGGGGCCTGTGCAGGAGCGGCCTCTGTTTTTACTTCTGCCTTCTGTGTAGTTACAGCCTTAAGGACATCAGCCTTGTATGAAGGCTCTTCCATTACTTTTGATTTTGCCTCTGTCTCAGGATTCTGTGATGCGGCAAATCGTTCAACAGCTTTCGGTGCTTCTGCTGGAGTTACGTTTTCCGTGGCTGACTTCTCTCCAGTGAACTTGTTGAAGGCATCCTTCAATGCTTGGAGATTCTTCTCGCCTTGAGCCATGCGTCGGTCATAGCTGCCGGGATCTACCTTGCCGGTGCGAGGATCGGTATCTCCGATCTCGTCATCAGAGCGAGTACGCACAGCTCCGCCATCTGCAAACTTGCGAACAGAAGGCTTAGGAGCTTGAGGCATGTTGCTGTTGGCCGCTGCAATCTTGCTGTGCAGGCTAGATGTACCAATCTTCAACTTGGGGTGAGTGGTCGAAGGGCCAGTAGGTGAGCTTGTTTTAGCGAAGCTCTTGTTTTGCCAATCAGGTTTCATTTCTTTTCCTTCAACTTGTTGATCTGCTCCATGACCTTGGCGACCAAAGCCTTGGCCTGCTCAATGATCTTGGCAATCATTTGCCGCCCTTCATGCACTTGCCCATAGCAGCGCACTTCTTAGGAGCGGGGCAACCAGCACAGGGCTTAAATGCCTTACCGCCATTCGCCATCTTCATGCCGTACTCTTTGGCTTCAGACATCATCATCTTCTTGCCAGCGCCGCCCTTTTTCAAAGCAGCCATTTCTTTCTTGGCGTGGCCTTTGCCTTCTTCTTTCATGGCTTTGCCGCCGTTGGCGTAGCCTGCGGGGATCATGCCCTTCTTGGCAACTTTTTTGGTCATCATGCTGAAACTCCTTGTTGGGGTTGTACGGTGTTCATGGCAGGAGGCGCTTGGTCTCCGGCTGGGTTTGTTGCTTCTGGCGCTGCAATCTGTTGTTGTGGCATTGTGGCTTGTAATTGCTGCACTGCCATTTGAATCTGTTCTTGCTTGAACTTCATCATCTCTGTCGAAGGAACCAATCTGTCGGTGTCCATCTGCAAACCCATTGCTGTCTCGCGCAACAGATAAGCCGCACCCTCTGGGCCAACAATCTGTAGAGCGATCTGGTTGCTGAGAACAAGATTCAAGAACTCGTTGCGACGAACTTGGATCTGTTCCTTGGCAATCAAGCCCATTGCACCCTTAGCTACAACACGGAAGTCACCCTTGATGTAGGGATCGGGGTTGTAGATCATGTTGTGTACGTAGAAGCGGTTGACCACCATCGTAACTACGTCATCAATGGTTCCGACTGCTGTCTTGATTCCCTTGGCGGCGTTATCCATCAGCATGGACAGGCCAGAAGCTGTGCGGCCTGCGCCACTTGCGCCGGAGCCAGAGCCGTAGATGTAGTTGGGGATACCTGTCACCTCGTCCGCTTGTTTGGCGAACTGGTTGTAGATGCCCATCAGCTCAGCGGCCTTCATCTCAGGCATAAAGAATCGGACACCGGGCTGACCTCCACCGGTTTTATCCGATGTGGTCTGCCAGATCTTCCAAGGGTACATCTGTGTGATGTCTTCGCCGTCAGCCAATCTGTCCACGGCGACTTCAACTTGAGGGCCGGAGCCAATACCCATGTTGTTTGCCGCGCCAGTCGAAGCAGACATCAGCGCCGTCCAAGCACAGGGTGTGGATAACTCCGACTTGATCGCGCTTGGCATCTCTGGTCACATCAATTCCTGCTGGACTCAAGCAAAGATGGCGA